AGTACGATGTAGTGAAACCTCGTTTCATGCTGAAGAAATTGAATTTACAAATAAATATACGACTCCCTTGGTTCAATTGGATCCTCGTAAAGTTATGTTGGTGATGTGTCACAAAGATAATACCTTTGATAAGCACAAGTTACGATGTGAAACAAATCCTATGTTTGTCAAAACCTCATTGAAATTGAAGGATTTTGTAAGGGGGCCGTTGAAAGAGGTATACACAAAGTTATCTGTAGAATGAGTAGGGGAAATGATACCGGTAAAAGAAAAGTCCCGATTAAGCCGAAAGGCATTATGTCTTCGGAAAAGCTCTAACACGGCGAAGATTGATAAAAAGCTTCCTGAAGATCTACCATTTGCCAGTGAAAAGTATCTGCGGTTGGTGGAACAGATAAAGAAATTGGATGCGGAGGACATGAAACAGCATGGAACCAAATTTAAACATTATATTTTTACGGATCTTCGAGAATCGGCGTATGGAGCGAAGGCAATTGGGTTATTTTTATCGCATGGAGGATTTGAATTTCGGATGAAGGCGGGTCCACGTGGAGGAGGCTTATTGGTAGATGCAGAACCAGTGAAGAAGGGTTGCGATGGATTTGCTCTGTTGCAGTCTTTGCCTTTGTGGGGGCAACCGTTAAGTATAGGACAACGTAAAAAGATATTAGAGACTTTTAATGAACGTCCGGATAATGTATATGGAGAACGTTTACGAATTTTAGTATTAGATTCTAAATTTAAAGAAGGAATTGATCTATATGATGTAAAATATGTTCATTTAATGGAGCCTCCTTTGGGAAATAGTGATTATATACAAGCGGTGGGACGAGGAACACGTTTTTGTGGTCAGAAGGGACTTACCTTTGTTCCCTCTCTCGGATGGACCTTACATGTATTTATCTATGCTACACAACTTCCTAAGGTAGTTCCTTTTGTAACTCGTTCTGAATCTGGAACCTTAGATGCGCACGATTTGATGATGAAATATTCCGGAATTGATTTATCATTATTGAAATTAATTACGGTTATATCACAATTGGGGGTAGAAACTGCAGTTGATTATGATCTTACAAAGAAGGTTCATGGAATTGGTGTTAAAAAGGTTGTACAGAAGGGAGGAGGATTAACGCCGATTAAATTATTGGATGATTGGAAGGACTCTAACACGTCTCGGTGTTCTACGCGCAAATCAAATCGATTTCCTTTTACCACAGAGCATATGCGTGAAGTAGCTCGAATCTTAAAACTACCGATTCATGTAACTGCCAAACGGGAAGAATATTGTAAATTATTGAGTACATCTCAACCTTTTTTAGATGAATTAATTTTAACACAGGGCAAGAGTCGAGTCTACAAAGGAGATACGAGTTTTCCAGTATTTCAGAAACAGATTCGAAAAGTCTTTGGGGATTTACGATGGAAGAAGATGACTATAAAAAATAGATGTGGGGGGACAAAGAAACCGTATAGCTTTAAAAGTCGGTTAGATGCGTTAGCCAAGTATAATAATACACAAAACTTTATTAGGCAGTATTTACGACCTGATTCGCCTTTCAAAGGATTATTAGCGTGGCATTCAGTGGGAACGGGAAAAACTTGTATGGCGGTTGCAACAGCATCTTCTAGTTTTGAACAAGCTGGATATAGAATTCTTTATGTAACACGTTATTCTTTAGTGAATGATGTATGGAAAAATTTATTTGGAGTGGCTGGAAATCCTATTTGTTCTGGGCCAGTTCGAGAGGCCATTCGTCGAGGAGAAACACTTCCAACAGATTTAATTGATCAGAGAAAACTTATTTCGAAGGGATGGAAGCCACCTCTTACTTATCGAGAATTTCAGAATGCTTTACAGAAAAAGAATGAACTTGGACGATCGTTATATGCAGAAAATCCAGATCCTTTGTATAAAACTTTTTTAATTATTGATGAAATCCATAAATTGCAGGATGGAGATTTAAGTCCCACGGAGGCTGCAAATTTTAAAACGATTCAAGGATATATTCAGAAGAGTTACGAGTTATCAGGAGATAATTCAGTTAGAGTATTGATGATGACAGCAACACCCATTACAAAAAGTCCACAGGATTTATTTGAAATTTTGAATACGTTAATAGCGGATCCGAAGAGACGGATTCCTATTTGGCCTGAATTTCGTAAATATTTTGCGATTGAGGATACGGATGGAAATTTTTCTATTAATGCGGAGGGGGTTAAATTGTTTCAGAGTCGTGTCAAGGGATTAATTAGTTATTTAAACAGGGAAGGGGATGCAACAACCTTTGCACAGCCTAAGATGCAGCGAATTGAAGTACCTGTTAAAATCCCTTCTTTGATCAGCGAGGAGGATATAGTGAAAGAATATTCCAAAGAGAGTAAGATTTATAATTTTTTACCAGAGGAGGATTGCAGTGCTTTGGACGATCAACATGAAAAAGAATTAAACAAATTAAAAGGGATGTCACCAAAGGAACAAACAATTAAACGATTAGCCTTGAATAAGACTTATCGAGCCAGACGGGCGGATTGCATTACCAAACGGGACAAGACTCGTAAGGTGAATTTAGGAATTTTGAAGGATGTTCAGGCCTCGTGGAGGGAGAAGCGAGATGCATTTGCTAAGAAACCTCTAACCCAATATGATGAATTAAGAGCTTGTTTTGGAGATGATTATTTACCTGAGTTTCCACGATGGAAAGAGGTGAAGGAGGTGGCTGAAAAGAAATTTTCAGAGAAGAAAAAATGGTTTGGATTATTTTAAAAAATTGATCATTTTTAACTCTTGTTGCAGTATAGTATAATACAACAAGAATGACTACATTATTTACAAATTCTAATGGAAGCGTTTTAAAAACAATGAATATGAAAGCATTTCTATTAATTCCAGTTTGGAAGGGGAATCGACATATTGATTATACACGAGTTGGTCTTCTTGCAAAAGAAGTAGGCGATAATATCAAATCGTTGGATTCAGGATATTATGTTATTAAACTATTAGAAGAAGATGCAGAGGGTAAAGCACGGTATGTGAGTTATTTAATTGACGGGCAACACCGTCGAGAAGTTATTCTACGTAATCATGCATCAGAGCTTTGCGCAGATGATTTTCCGATGACCTATATTGAAAAAGTTGTTGATACTGAATATGATGCGATTACATATTTTAATCAAATTAATAATACAAAGCCTATGCGGATTGAAGAAGATTCTCGTTTGATAGCCAATCGATATGTAGCTGCCTTGGAAAAGGGATTTGCGAAAGGATTGATACGATCCAAGACTACGCGTCGGCCGTATTTATCTGCAGATCTTCTTCGCGAAGAATTAGAAAAGTACAGTAAGATTTTGCAAAGGATAGATCCTGTTGCTTTTGTTGAAAAGGTAAAACTCTATAATATGAAGCGATTAATTGAAATGGATATTGAAAAGGCTCTTGGAAAAAGTATTCCTGAAAGTTATAAAGAGAAGGAATTTACATTAGCTGAAAATTTTAAATGGATACTATTAGTATTGGCCTGATTGTTTACGGGATTTTTTTAATTTTTGCTATTGAACTTCCAGTCCCTCCTGCTACTGCTGGTGTAAGCGCTGCTGCTACTGCTGCTGCTACTGCTGCTGCTTCTAGTGGTTGTACTGATCCTCCTACAGGTGCTGCTGGTAGTGGTGCTGGTGCAGTTGCTGGTGGTGGTGCTGGTGCAGTTGGTGCTGCTGGTGGTGGTGCAGTGGCTGGGGGTAGTGAGGCTGGTACGGTTGGTGCTGCAGTTGCTGCTGGTAGTGGTGCTGGTGCAGTTGCTACTGGTAGTGGTGCTGGTGCAGTTGCTGCTGATAGTGGTGCAAGTGCTGCTGCTGCTACTGCTGCTGCTACTGCAGCAGCTTCTGATTCAACTGCTATTGCTGCTTCTGCTACTCTTGCTGCTTCTGCTTCTGCTGCTACTCTTGCTGCATCTGCTTCTGCTGCTACTCTTGCTGCATCTGCTTCTGCTGTTGCTCTTGCTGCATCTGCTTCTGCTGTTGCTGATGGTACAGGTGCTGTTGCTGATGGTACAGGTGCTGTTGCTGGTAGCGGTGTAAGTGCTGCTGCTACTGCTGCTGCTACTGCAGCAGCTTCTGATTCGACTGCTGCTCCTACTTCTGTTGCTGGTAGTACAAGTGTTGTTGCTGGTAGTGGTACAGGTGTTGTTGCTGGTAGTGGTACAGGTGTTGTTGCTGCTGGTGGTATAAGTGCTGCTGCTACTGCTGCTGCTACTGCTGCTGCTTCTATTTCTGCTACTCTTGCTGCTTCTGTTTCTGCTACTCTTGCTGCTTCAGCTTCTGCTCTTGCTACTGCTGCTACTGCTGCTAATTTTGCTGCTTCCGCTTCTGCTGCTGCTACTGCTGCTGCTTCTGTTTCTGCTACTCTTGCTGCTTCTGCTGCTGCTTCTGCTAGTTCTGCTGTTGCTGTTTTTGCGGCTGCTTCTGCTGCTGTTGCTGCTTCTACTGCTGCTAATCTTGCTTTTTCTGCTGCTGTTGCTTCTGCTGCTGTTGCTTCTGCTGCTGTTGCTTCTGTTGCTGTTGCTTCTGCTGCTGCTGCTGCTGCTTCTGCTGCTGTTGCTGTATCAACAGTAGTAGCTGCTGTTGCTACTTCTGCTGCTTCTACTGTTGATACATGTACTGCTAGTTCTACATTGTTTTTAGGAGCATGATCTTTTTCTTTTTTCAATTTATTTTCTAAAAATGCATTTATACTCTCTTTCGTAGCACCAGGATTATATGTAAGAATACGCTCAATTATGTCATTATCACTTTCTTTTGATTCATCTATACCTCCTTCTCCTCTTTTGGAATCTTGCTTGTTTTTGAAAGCAGCATAATTACTATCATTAATTTGAATACGAGATAATTTTCCACGAAATCGAAATAAACCTGGTGTACTTTCATGGGGTACAATAGTTAAATCTAGAACTCGATACGGGTTCATTCCTATTCTATTCTATAGAAAGAATAGAGCTATGAACGCAACAACCGGAACGATACCCGGCTCTATGGGAGCTAAAATAGCAGCAGCATTTGTAATTATGCTTTTAGCAACCGTATTAATGTTTGCTGTAAATACAAGGTACCATTTTTTACCAGCCAAGTGGGATTTATTCAAGCGGTTAGGATTGGTGAAGAGTCAGGATGCAACGTTTTGGACTGATCCTAATTCAGTCACGGCGTTATCTTTGAGTCAAACGGAATTACCTAGTAATTTTCCCAGTCGGTTTGGCTACACCATTATGTTTGATACAATGATCTTTAATTCACGAGCACCGATGACAGCTGCAAAGGGAGCTGTATTACCGTATAGACACCTCTTACATCGTGGATCTCCTGATTTAGGGAATGCAGGGACACCTGCTGGATGTGGAGGTGGTGGTTCTGCAAAAACAAGTGGTTCTACAACAACAGGATTACCCAAATTTATGAATCCTGGATTTATAGCAGATCGTACAACCAATGATATTATTGTATTTTTGGATACAAATATGGGACGAGAATCTGCAAGAATTTCAAATCTTCAACTTGTAACACCTTACCGAATTGGATTAGTGGTCTATCAAGGTTTTTTTGAAATTTATCTAGGTTGCAAGTTATTGACAACACAATTATTGAAAGGAACTCCTATAGCAATTAATCCTTCCGGTGTGTATGCTTTAGCAGGACCGTTTGCTATGAGTGCAAAAATTCAAAATTTGCGTCTCTGGAGCAACACTCTTCCTGTGCAACAAATTGTAACCGAATGTATGATGCCTATGCAACCTTTTGGAAATGCTCCTCCTTGTATTGCAATTTCTGTAGATCCTACAACCCCTCCAGTTGCTGCTAGTTCTACTGCTGCTGCAGCAGCAACTGTTATTGCATCTATTTCACAATGTCCTCCCAAATAATGGCAATATTCTTTTTCATTAGTAGAATCATGCAAACTGGTCAAACTGTACAATCTACAAGTTTTTCATCCATACTTTTAGTTGCTATACTTGTTGCAGCAATTGGATTAGTAGTTTATTATTTTGCATATTATAGAACACAGGAACCAGGTTATTTATTAGATTCAACTGTCTATAATACAACTGGTGCTGGAAATGATCAAATTGCGCAGGTTCCTATGATGACTCCTACACAAATTAATAAATATCTAGGAGAAAATTTTACACTTAGTTGGTATTTAAATATTGTTGCAAACACTGGAAGTGGTCCTAGTGTTGCTGGAAAAACAACCTTCAAGTTTGAGCCATTAATATGGATTGTAGGTGTAGGTGCATTAGTCGTAAATATGACGTCAGGAGATGTTTATATAGTAGTAACGTCTGCTCCCTATGATTCTACTAATTCGGCTCCTACTGTAAATCAAATTTTACTAACAAATTCAGGTGATACTTCAAAAACTCCTGTTTCTTTTTTAAGCGGTTATAATCAAATTACAATGACTGTAACTGGAGCTACTGTATGTGTTTATGTAAATGGTAATATGAAGGGGAATTGTATTACTATGCCAAATGTAAGTTTTATGGCTCCTACTGGACTTTATTTTTTAAAAGGATTCGGTCCTGCTGCAACTGTTACATCTCTTCAGGCTTTCCCCTACAATCTGTCTGCAAATGATATTTTAAATAATTATAATGCTACAAAAGATAGTAGTGGAAATCCTATTAATGTAAATGTACCAGGTGTTACATTTTCTAATCTTGGAACTAGTATTGTAGATATGTTTTGTAAGACAGGGCTCTGTCCTTCCGGTACCACGGGTGATGTGACTCTAGGACCGTTTACCCAAATCAATTATGAATATTCTTAGTAGAATGAACACTGCCCGATCTTATTACGCACAAAACAGTGGAACTGTTAAAACTGGGATTTATATTGTTGTTGCAGCTGTAATTATTTATTACATTTATGGATGGTATACGGCACCCACCACCAATATTATTTTATTAAATTCAAAGGTACCTGCAAATCAGCTAACCACTGCAACTATAAGTGCAGGGAAACTTCCGGCAATTCGAAGTGGGGGGGCCTATACTCTCAATACATGGATGTATATTAATTCCTATGATTATCGTCCAGGAAAACCTCGTAGTGTATTTACAATTATGGATGCGCAGTATTATGTTCCAGGGTCTGATGATGGTAAAACTCCTCCTTCAGGACAGTTTTTAGTTGTAGGAATTTTATACCCGAATGAGCCCAAGATGATGATTCGATTTGCTACCACAGAGTCTCGGCCTGATAATTATACACAATTAAATGAATATATGAAGTATATGAATGGAAGTTATTCTGTTCAATCGGAATCAAACCCGGTTGAACTTCCTTCATGTGATGTTATGGACATTGATTTACAGCGATGGATTAATCTTACTATTTCTGTAAACGGTCGTGTAATTGATGTTTACATGGATGGAAAATTGATACGGTCTTGCGTGTTATCCAATCTACCTATTGCCAGTCAAGACAAGGCGCAGACAATTTCATTAGGGGGTCCTCTCGGGTTTAGTGGCTACTTTGGAACCACGCAGTTTGTTGGATCCGCTCTTTCTCCGGATAAAATTTACAGTATGTATCAAGCGGGACCTTATCCTGGTGTTGATTCAGGATTTATTGGATTTTTAGCTGATAAAATTGGTATTAAGCTTCAGTATGGAGGATCTACTCCTCCTGGTGCAACTACTAGTTAAACTATGATAGTTTATTTTTGAACAGTATTCTACTAAATGGAATTTTAATTCCATTTAATAGAATGCAAACCGCAGCAGAACCACCCAGTTTAGTATTTCAATTGGCTATTACATTGGTAGCTCTTATTGTTCTCTACGGTGTAATGACATTAGTCGATAGAAGTATTACTTCCTTTGGATCTGCAGGAAAAGTATCTGCTATATTGATTCAGGATACGACAGGGGATACAAGTATTATTCCCCAGAGTCCTCAGAGTGGAGCCCCTCTGATCTATCCTAGTTCCAATCAACCAGGTGGACAGGAATTTACATATTCTTGCTTTTTACAAATAAGTGCAGATACTTTTTCCACCTCTACCACCGCTTCATGTTCTGCTACAAGTAGCAGTGTCCCCAATCCAACTGTATTGAAACATATTTTTAGCAAGGGAACAGCAAATTCCTTTCCATTGATGGGTCCCGGTGTCTTTTGCCGTGGAGATAAGAATACACTTCGTATCTATATGAATACAGTTGACAGTTGGAATAATTTTATTGAAGTTGATAATATTCCTGTAGGAGATAAATGGTTTCATTTAGTAATTCAGCTGCAAGGAAAAGAGATGAAAATTTTTATAAATGGAAATATTGCACAAAAAATAAGCTTTCGAACCACTCCTAAAATTAATTACGGGCCTTTATTTGTTTTTAATAATCGTCATTTTCCAGATGGATCCAGTACAACTCAGACTGATTTTATTGTAGACGGATCTGCAAAAGGGCTTATTAGTCGGTTGCAATATTTTGCCTATGCCATGAATGGTTCGCAGATTGATACACTCTATCGTCAGGGACCTAGTTCCACTATTTCAGGAGCCTCTGTAACTCAAATTATTCCCTATACAGCAACTTCTTGGTGGACAGGTCAGACTCCTGGAAAATAAATATTAAATTGCATATTTTAATCCAGCCATACCGCTACGAAATTCTACAAAGTTATAGGTTTCTGCAAAAATACTCATTTGATATTGGTAAAAGGATCCAGTAGGAATTGATTCTACATCTAGATCGAGCTGAAAGGTATCAAATCGACTTGTATTAATAGTTCCACTGGGTTGGAGGGCGTCACTACCATTTAGAGCAAAGGAATAGGCATAGACGGGCCAGAGGGATGTTTGAGTTTTCATACCATTCAGTTCATAGGGGGTTGCTCCTCCTTGTTGAGTTCTCCAGATTTGGTATTCCGAAAAGTAAGGTTCAGGTTCAAGTGCAAAAATTTCATTACCATTTCCAAGAATTCTGGCTTGAGTCATAATTCGTCGCTGCAGCCCTGGAAGATAGAGACCAGATCGTCCTATTCCAGTAGGAACGGTCTGCCCTGTTAAGGGAAGGACATACGGTCTTGAATTTCCAACAGGATAGATCCAATTGGTTAGATTCGTCCAATCATTGCGTAATGGGGTTGCATCATCGCGACGAATTAACCAAACCAGTCGACTCACTAGATTATGAACATCTAGTTGATATAAATCTCTTGATGAAATGGAATTAAAATAAAAGGGTTGTATTTGTCGTACTAAATATTGAAGAGGATTTCCTGCAACTCGTCTTCTTTCTTCTTCTGTCAAATAAATGTAGGTTGTTTCTAAACTTGCATTAAGAGGCCACCCATCGGTAGCAGGGGGAGTGGTTCCAAAATCAGTTAAGAAGAATCGGATGGCACCACTTGGATCACTGTAAGTACCTGTTAAATTATTCAGAGTTGGTGGAAGAGTTCCATACAAAGAGGGATTCCATATAGCGGTATATTGATCAGTTCGTTCATAAGGAAGAGAAAATTGTCCATAGCGAAGTCGTACGCCACTTGGATCTAGAATAGTGTAAAGATCTCGAATGGGTCGTAGAGTAATTTGAATTTCAACTTCATGGTACTGCAAGGCTACTATGGGAAGGGCTTCACTGATAGCATCACTAAACCACAGACCGAGAGGAACACGAAGCTGTCGTCCCGGAATGGAAGGAGCATTTGTTTGTTGTGATGAGGTGGTCCATTGAACAACATTGGGATATTTATTGGATGGATCTGCATAGACTCCGTTAGCAGGATCAAAGAGTTCAGGAACATCTCCTACCATCCAACTCCATTTAGCATACTGAGTGTTGGTTTGATCGAGCAGAGCTCGAGTAGCGATCCATTCATCTGTAAATTCTTGAATTTTGGATCCTCCAATGGTGATGACTAAGGATTGAATCATACGAACTCCGAGTTGACGAACCCATTGAAATTCGTAAGGAGATTGATTAGGAGGATAGGGGGGAGCGATGCGTGGATCGTAGCGAGTTACAGCTCCTGAACCATTCAAATAAACTTTACTGAAAATATCAGGGATTGTAACACGGAGTACCATATCTCGAATTAAATCTGCATTTCTTGGGATCTTTGCAGTTAGAAGAATAGGAGCATCCATTTGAAGACTGTTAGGACCCGTTAACGGAACTTGAATGGGTTCTGAACTGAAATGGGTGTGCCGTAAAAAGGCTTTTGCAAAATAGGTCATTTGTGGGTTGCCGTTTACCACAACATTTTGAGACCCGTAGGCTACAAGTGGTAACAGTCCACCGGGCATTCCTATAAATAGTAAGGATGATTTCCGTAGGAAATCATCCTTACTATTTTAGGAAAACTGGCCCTTATTCTGAGCGCTTTGCGCTCAGAATAAGGACGGCGGTTAGAAGGAAGTGCAAAGCACTTCCTTCTAACCACGGCCCAGAATCCTGCCAAAGGCAGGATTCTGGACGGCATTCCTATAAATAGTAAGGAAAACTGGTAAATATCTAATGATAATTTGCTTTGCAAATTATCCTTATACCGCCAAGTTCCGTAAGAATTAAATTACGGTACTGAATAGGAATGAGCAGCAATAATTTATTTAAGAACACGACCCCCTCTTTTGACTGGACCCCTGTTTTATATATTGCAGGATTGGTTGTAGTTATAATGCTTCTAACATGGATTTTATGGAGTTCAATGAAAGAGTGGTTACGATCTAAATTAATGGCAATTGCAGAAACTTCTACCACTTCTACCACTTCAACCACTCCAACAAATTTTGTTGGAGGGCAATGGTGTTTTGTAGGGGAAGATTTAACCGGTCGTTGGTGTGTAAAGACACCCGAAGAGGGTCTCTGTCCCAAGAAGCGAGTGTTTCAAAGTCGTTCCGAATGCGAAATGAAGACAGGTTCTGCATCCCCTCTTGGAATAGATTATGATACGACTATGGTCCCTATTGCGGGATTATCAATTGCATAGCCTTTTATTACTATTATAGTAGGGAACTATTATGAGTGTTGCATGGGGATCCAAACCGACACCCGAAGAAAGAGCCGCTAATAAAGCTGATCGTGCTGCAAGTCGTCAAGCTATTACAAATACCAGAAATGGGCTACAGGCTGCACTTAAAACAATAAAAAAAACAACTGCAAAAGAAGATTACCCAGTCATACAAAAAATAGCTCAAGATATGTTGGATTGGTTAAAAGCCAATCCTGCTACAAATCAAGATGATATTAATGATTATTCAGCGAATATGATACAGCAAAATCCATTAATTCAATCAATGCAAATTAGAAAACAGTGGGAAGATGGATTTCGTTTTTTTGCAGCATTTACAGATGAGCGTATTAAAACAATTAGTAAAAAAACTCCAAAATTACTCAATACTGCAAATGAAATATTAGCTCCTATGTTGGCGTATCGAGATACACTTCTTACATGGTTTAAGAATGGACAAAAAACGTTACTTCCACAAGAATACGAAGACAAATCAGTTGAAATTAAGGAAGCTACTACTGGTGAAAGTGGAAAAGAAGATAAATTTAAATTTCAAGTATTTTTTGATGATAAAAAACTACAAGAAGAACAGAATGCACAAAATTTAGATAATAATAAAATTAATATACCAAGATTAATTAAAAAAATTGTAACAATTACAATGACAATTATTTTAATTGTAATATTTCTGTGGGGATTTTTTTTAGGAGCAGTTTATTCTACAAATTTGAATATATATCGATCGTTTGAGTTTAGACTTTTTTATGCTATTTTTGGTGCTATTTTTTTTATATTTGTAGTTCCTTATGGATGGATTTATAAGAAATGGTGGTTAGGGGAGTCTTTAAAATTACATGGATATATTCCTCTCATAGATGGACCACTAAAAAACTGGTCTTGGATTGGACAAAATTTATTTTTTATGTTTGAAAAAACATTAATTGTAGAAATGGAGGGATAATTATTTTCGTAAAATCATAAAATAAACAAATGCTGAAAGGGCAATACCAGTGCAAAGACCAGTAATCATGTGAATAGAAATAGAAGACTCTTGAGAGAGAGATTCCATATGATTCATGAATGCATCAAAACTAACCTCTAATTTTCCAATATCTACATTTACTTTATTATGGATTATCCATACCCATTCTACTAATGCTTTTTTTGATTCGGTAGCAGGAGGAGTTGATTTTAGATGATTGGCATAATGTTCACGACAGATAGGGCATGGAATTAAAAAGGAGAGAGATCGATAAAAGGAGGAGGCAGCTTGTTGCATATCAGAACTAGGATCATCAGGATATCCCAAACTAATAATATGCATAGTATTCCACAGAATAGGACCCCATACAGAGGGTCGCATACTAATAGGTCTATGGGGGTGCATATTCTATAGTATTCGCATAGAAAGTTTTATGGGTCTTAAACTTAATAAACCCAGAATAGGATAGGATGGAGTGTATTAATTGTGGAGTAGTAGGACATTCATTTCGGGAATGTAGTGCTCCTGTAAGTTCATTTGGAATAATAGCAGTACGATTTCAACATCACGCTGAGGCAGAAGCTTCAAGTACAGAACCGCAAGTATTAATGATACGTCGGCGAGATAGTCTAGGGTATGTTGAATTTCTTCGTGGTCGATATTCATTAGCAACAACAGAGTTTATACAGAGATTAATTGATCAAATGACGACGGATGAGCACCGACGATTGATGACACAACCTTTTGATGATTTATGGAATAATTTATGGAATCATCAAAATACAAGACAATATCGAAATGAACATGAACATGCAAGGCGATTATTTGAACAGTTGAAGAGTACAGGAGATATAACAGGACGAACATTAGAAGCTTATATTGCAGCCTGTCCTAGTCATTGGAGAGAACCCGAATGGGGATTTCCAAAAGGAAGACGGGGACATCATGAAACTGAATTTGTATGTGCTATGCGAGAATTTCGAGAAGAGACTGGATGGACACATTCTCTTCCAACATGCAATAGTACTATAAGCCCTCTTACAGAACTTTATATGGGTTCCAATGGAATTACATATCGTCAAGTGTATCATATTGGATTTTGTAGTGGGGAAAGTGATGTAGGAATGGATCCAACAAATCATGTTCAGCTTCGTGAAGTAAGTGCAGTTCAATGGTGTTCATTTGATGAAGCGATTGCTAAAATTAGAAGTACAAGTCCTGAAAAACGAGCATTGATTGAATCATTACGGGCACTTCCATTGCACGAACTATCTCTAGGATAAACAGGGGATACATATTAGAAAAGATAAATTGCCTAGCAATTTATCTTTTGTAAGCGTAGGATGGCAGCAATAAATGAGGAAGTTCCTCTCGTGATAGAGGAGCGAGAAACTCCCTACAATGAAGATGCAGTTCAGGCAATTATGAAACAATCGCCAGAAGAATTATACAAACAATGGAATGTATGGGATGATTCAAAACCATTAATTGAACGAGATAATTTAATTGAAGCTATGAAGCGATTAGGATTGTATCCAGACAATCCGATAGAAGGAGTCTATCCCGATCCTATGGATCCTTCTTTTGCAGAACGATTATTTGCAAAAAAAGAATTTGCTGATCTTCAATCAACTGCTTCTGAAGAGGATGATTTATGTAATGCAAGTTATTTAAATGAATTTGATAAATCAGCAGTTCGTCAATTTGTTGCACGATTTATGAATCCATCTACTCCTTACACCAGTGCTTTATTGTATCATGGTGTTGGAGTTGGAAAAACATGTACAGCCATTACAATTGCAGAAAAATTTTTAGATATTCTTCCAGATAAAAAAGTAATTATTTTAGCACCTCCTGCGATTGCAGATAGTTTTCATCGAACTATTTTTAATTCAAACAGATTGGTAAAATTACAAAAAAAGGATCGAGATTTATTGGGACGCCGATGGGATTCTCCTCAATGCACAGGTCTTGCCTATCTTTCTCTCAGCGATATGTTATATGAAAAAGATACTTCTAAAATTACAAAAGAGGTTGATAAATTAATTAAACGGCGCTACATGATTATGGGATATGGTGTATTTGCAAATTATGTAAAAAAACAAATTTTAGGACGAGTTCCGGCCCATTTATCAGAAGAAGAGCGAATTCGTTTAGAGAATGAAGAAATTTTTCATACATTTTCAGATCACCTAATCATTGTAGATGAAGTACATAATTTACGGGATGAGGGTCGAAGGGGGGGAGATGATGTGGACGGCAAGGGATCCACTGATTTAGCAGAGGGGAAACTTGTACGATCTATTTTAGAACGAATTATTCCAATTGCAGATGGAATGAGATTATTGCTAATGACCGCAACTCCTATGTATAATATTTCTACTGAAATTATTGGATTACTAAATTTATTAATTATAAATGATACAAAAGATGCAAGTGCAAAACTGAATTTTACTGATTTTTTTACAAAGAAGGGAAAAGACTTTGAAATGGTAAAAGGAAGTGAAGAAAAACTTACAAAAATTGCACAACGATATATTAGTTATATGAGAGGAGAACATCCTAGTTTATTTCCTCTTCGTTTATCACCTCCTGATATTTTTAATGCCGAGTATCCAACTATTACAATGAATAAACAGACACTTCATATGAATGATACAGTAAAAAATATTTTAAAAACGCTTCCTATTGTACCAACTATTTATACACCTGATACAACTGCTGGAAGAGTGTTACAGACTTCTATGGAACGGTATCATAAAAGTGGAGATTCGATTGAAGGAGAGGAAGGTGAAATAAATAAAACCTTATTTAGTTCATTAGTATTGCAAAGTAATATTATTTATCCAGATGGATCTTCAGGCAATGATGGATTTCGGCATTATTTTGCAGCGGAAGAGTTTGGAGAATCTCCACGACTTCGACGCTTTCGGTGGTCTCCACGCGGAGAGAGTGAGATTACTATAGATTCTGTATTTGGACCTTCTATGCTGCATCAATATGCTCCTAAAATTGCAACTATTTTAGCATCCTTAAAAACATGTAAAGGGATTGGATTTGTTTATTCACGAGCTGTATCTGCGGGTGTAATTCCATTTGGAATAGCATTAGAACGTGCAGGATGGTCGCGTGTATTAGCCAGTGGACGGATTGAACCTTTATTGCATGAAGCTCCTCCTCTTCCCTATGGGCGCCAGTGTGCTCTTTGCGAACATCATGAAAAAGATCATAAAGAGGATCATGAATTTCAACCTGCAAAATTTGTTTTATTAGCAGGAGAGGATAAATTTACACCAAGCGTAGATGCATCCGTTCAATATGCACAAACATTCCCCAAAGAAGATCCAATGGCTCCTTATGGTTCCCATGTAAAACTAATTGTTGGATCTGGTGTAGCACGTGAAGGCCTTGATTTTAAATGCATACGAGAAATTCATTTATTAGATCCTTGGTGGCATTTAAATCGAATTGAGCAAATTGTAGGTCGCGGTGTTCGTTTTTGCAGTCATACATCTCTTCCAAAAGAAGAACGAAATTGTACACTGTATTTTCATATTGCTCAACTTTCATCAGACTATGAAACACCTGATATGTATGCCTATCGATTAGCTGCAGAAAAATCAATTCAAATTGGAATTATTCAACGAGCTATAAAAATAGGAGCTCTTGATTGTAACAATCATCAATCGATTTTGTTTATTGATCCATCTAGAAAGAGAACTATTCGTAATTCCAAAGGAATTACTATAAAAGACTATAGTTTAGCAGATAAACAGTATTCAAGTATTTGTGATTTTATGGATAATTGTACATATAAATGTTATACTGAATTAGAATCTTCTAAAATTGGATCCGATCAAAGCACTTACAAGGTAGATGACTTAATGCGACATTTAGAAGTGCAATTTAATAAAATTAAAGCTTATTTTCAAAATTCAAACACTTTATATATTTCTTTAAAAGATATAAAAGACGAGTTTTTTAAAGATGTTTCATGGGAATTAGTAGCACTTGGATTACGAAGGAAATTAAATAATGCATCTTTTATGATTGAACAGGCGGATGGGACACGTGGAACATTATTACTTCAAAATGGATTTTTAGTATTTCAACCATTGCATATTACAGCTCCTGAAATTCCATTAGCATTACGTCATGGATATGCTTATGGACGATTAGCAACTAGAATTATTTCTCCACTTCATGCAACGGGTGAAAGGACTCTAACATCAATTGCATCTTCTTCAGGAGAGACTGAACTAAGAATTACAAAATCTCTTGAAGAACGATCTTTATTACGGTTAGAAGAATGGCAAAAAGAAATAACTGCTTTAGCAAATCCTACACATGCAAATGATATGAAACGAAAAGTTCCCGATGGAATGCAGGAAGAAATTTATAGACTTTTACAATGGATGCCTTATAGATTTAGAGATTTTTTATATATTGAAAAAATATTATTGCAATTTTACATGGATCGAATATGGTCCTTGGATGAACGCCATGCAGTACTTACCGCAATAACAGAACGACGTGGAACCGGTACAACTACACCATTAGATGATTTAATTATTTCTAATTTATCAAATCCAGAAATTTTTGATGTAGATGGTATTTATGGATTTACAAGTATTACAAAAACAGGTGAAGAACTTCGATATTGTAAAGTGGGAAGTAATCCAGTTGGAATTTGTCCACCCAGTATTATAGATTTAATAAATCCTATTCTTGATACTCCTGTGAATGGCATTGATAGATGTGCTCCTATTTACGGATTTCACGTATTTTATAAAACAGCTCCTCTTTTTAAAATATTAAATACTGAAAAATTAAATGCTCGTAATCGAGTGTTTACAGGATCAAATTGTACAATTACATCCAATTTAGATCGAATGTTAGAAGATGTAACTAGTTTATATAAATATCAAAAGGAATATAATATGACATCATTGTTACCAATGATATTTGATATTAGAAAAGTAAAAGAAACTGCTGAACCGTTCACCTATTTAGATCAATTAAAATCACCTCAGCTATGTATGTATAGTGAAATATTATTACGGGCATTTCAGGCGATAGAGACTGAACCGCGTCGATGGATTTTATCAATGGTGGATGCAAAACGAGCTGTAGAAGTTACTACCAAAAAAGGAAAAGAAATTCAAAAAGCTATTTTTCAAAACAGTTTTGCATTTATAACGTCCTAAAAAAATGAAGAATACAAAGGTAGGAGGGATCATTGCAAACATGAACATAATTTTAATAGATGAACGAGTTTCAATAAGTGCAACAGAATTCAATTCAATTAAGACGCCCGAGGAAATTAAAGTTCGATTGGAGCAAAAATTAAAAGAAAAGTATGAAGGACGATGTCATACATCTGGATATATACAACCTGGATCTATAAAACTTCTTGGAAAAAGTATGGGAATCTTTGAGCACGGTCGTTTTACAGGAAATGTTATTTACGATTGTCGTGCTAGTTGCAATATCTATGTTCCCATTGCAAAATCCATTCTGAAGGTAAAAATTGTTACAGAAGTTAATAAAATGGGAGCCTATGCAATTCTCATAAATGAAGGTGAAACTGAAGCTATGCGAATTCTTATTCCAAGAGATAAGCATTTAGGAAATGTTGAATTTGATACACTTGAAGTTGGAATGGTAGTATCAATTGAACTTTTACGAACTAAATTTAAAACAAATGATACCTATATTACAGGTCTTGGAGTACTTCATACCGAAAAGATAGATGATAAACCTGCGGAGAATAAGAAAGAGGTAACTCGTAGTTCTACATAGAATGTCCGGTCTCTTATCCACAGAAGAATATAACCGACGGAAACAATTTTTAAATGAAATTTTATCCTTAACAAATGCCGAATTAATTGAAATTGTTCGTATTTTACGTACACATAAATTTGTTTATAGTGAAAACACAAATGGAGTTTTTTTTAATATAGCTGCTGTTTCTCAGCCTTTGTTTGAAGAATTAAATAAATTTATTCAATTTACAAAAACAAATCGTACCTCTATTGAAGATCGCAATTCATTATTTTCAACATTAGGAGTAGAACCTTTATCTGAAAAAGAAAAGTTAGAAGTGGCTGCTGTTATTGAAGATCACCCTGCTCTAACAAAAGGAATTCTTCGATAGGTTTAAAGTTTAATCAATACATTCTATATAAGATGGTATCTTTTATAGAATTAATTGAATTAATAAAGAAAAATCCTACACGGACGGAGGGAATTTCTGAATGGAAAGTGTGTGAAACAGACCGTGTATGGAGGGTTGTTGCTCCTGTTATTGCTCCTGTTGTTGCTCCTGTTATTGCTCCTGTTGTTGCTCCTGTGCAACCTCTTACATTTACTCTTCGTTCGTATGGACGTTTACTAGATCCTCTTTGTATTGGAGTGGAGGATGTATTATATGCAATTGCGCCAGTTCAATCAGCAAGAGATATTGAAAAGGAAGAAGCTATTCGATTAGAAGCCATGATTCCAACTTTATATAGTGCAGAAGGGGGTCGATCCCGTGGATGGACTAAAAAACTACTTCAAACACATTTTCAAGCACGTGCAGCAATAGGAGGTGATCTTTTTGAATTACGAAAAGCAAATGTTGCATTTGATTGGTCTGCTCTCTTTACTTGTAAAGAAACATCTGCATTATTTGATTTTTTTTGTTTAGCCAAAGGAATACGTTGCGTAGTATGGAAAGATAAATTGCATTTTGGACTTTGGCCAGGAGCGGATCCCGCCATTCTTACCAGAGAACCCCCTTTATTTCATGTACTAGAAGGCCGTCTCTGTCACGGACCTTCCTCTCTTTCTGCACTCTTTGCATGGGTAGATGCGACTCCCGGTGCAGGATGGACACCTGCTCTTTGTTGCCTATCCATTCTTTCTAACAAAACAGTAGCAGAACTTGAAAAAGATGCTACTGCAGTAGGCATCTCTGTAACTGGAAAGAAATCGGAACAGATTGTTCAGATCGCCGCTGCACGGCGAAGACGTTCGTTGCGTTCGTAGGTAAGTCGTTCGTTAAGAAACTGCAAAGCGGGTAATAACATTCCATGACCCCCTTCCAGTCGAGGGGTTTCGCGCAAATACGCCAATGTTTGCTTACTGTATGGTCCAGTCAGTTCATCGAGCAAGAGGCAGTCTTTGTTTTTTCCGTTAATCATTACACGGATGTAGATCCGTCCGTTAATGAATATGTTAAAGGAGGCTAACTCCTTCATCAGGACGGATAGGTCGTGCTCACGTGCACCTACACGAAGCAACGTTTGAAGTGCAGCATCAGCGGCCTCCATGTTGAGTTTGTGAACATATTCTTACACAATAAAGTTGATATTCAATTTTATTCTGTAAATTTTATAAAATTGATAGCTTAAGGCTACAAAATACTAAAGATTATTAGAGAGGATGAGTTTATCCATAACAAAATCCGAACACGAACAGATCTCTCATTTATGGGAGACCTGGGAAAAATCGGAGGATTTGGAATTGGAAGCTACATTTCCTACTAAAACGTACGTAGAGTGGCTCCATGTAGTTCAGTCGTTACGATCGATTGGACTTCGTGAAATTCCTGCCCCACCCAAACTAAATATTAGTATGGGGGAAGGGGTTCGTATTTCAATTGTAGGAGAAGCGCAAATTCAATTATATAAAGAAACTGGAAAATTGCAAGAATATCATGTTATTATTAAACAACCGTATGGAGCTCCCGATATAACATTGAATGAATATGAAGATGTTAAGATTAAAGTTCGTCGTGAACGTGAAGTTGAAAAAGACGATGAACGGGTTCGACGAGCCTTAGCAGGATGGGCGACTAGTGTAAAAACATTTCGCTACATGAAACGATATTCATTTACAAGTAAAACAAATCCAGGAGTTCAATTTGATGCAACAATTGTTCAACAAAGTAAACCTGCCAAAACATTGGCAGAATCAGGTCTTATGACGGCTCATATTCGTTATGAAATGGAATTGGAAGCTCTTCGATCCATTGCAGGATCAAAGGGAATGAATGGATTTCTGAATGGAATTGCAAGAATTCTTCAAGGACTCCAACAGTCTTATGTTTTGATATCAAAATCTATTTCTGTATCAATTCAATCTCAAATTTCTTCTGTACTTGGAATGACTGAATTTCCAGGATCACAACCAGCTACCTTAATGATGGAACATATTGCAACTGAAAAAGTTTCAGGAACCCCTAACATTCGATTTGATGATTACAATGTGACTGACAAAGCGGATGGAGATAGAAGTTTATTATTTATTGCTGAAGATGGACGTGTCTATCTCATGGATAAAAATATGAAACTATATGGAACCGATCGAAAAGTATTGGATGCAAATTGGACAGGTGTTATTTTGGATGGTGAATGGATTCATCAAAATAATGAAAAAGAATCTGTAAATTATTATTATGCATTTGATATTTATAATGGACGAAAGGGACACGATGTAACAAAACTTCCCTTCTTTAGTCGTGTGAAGGATGCGGCAACCCGTCTTCAAGAAATGCAAGAAGCGATAGCAGTTCTTCGAACTGCTGAATTTATTGTAAAAGGAATTCCTCCCTCAAAATCACTGCAAATTAGTATGAAGACATTTCAACCGACGGTGGATCCATCTGTACCAGGAGGAATCTTTCGAGAAGCTGCCTCTGTTTTAGAGCGTCTTTCTATAAAGCCTCCCTATCATATTGATGGATTGATCTTTACTCCCAATGCTTCTCCTCTTCCAAAAGGACGAGGATCATGGGCCGCTCAGCTGAAATGGAAACCCGCAGAAGAAAATACAGTTGACTTTCTAGTTATGATGGAGCCAGAAGACTCTATGAAATTAAATGGTGATGCATTTATGCTCTGTAAAACATTGCACCTCTATGTCGGATCGGATGCAAATATTCAATTTCGTGATGTACGAAAGACCGTATTGGAAGAAGAACCCATCGCTCCTCCTACTGAACGAGTACAATACAAGCCAATGGAATTTATAAGTGATCCTTACGATCCATATGCCTCTATTTGTTATATTCCTATAGAAGAAGGAAAAATTTATACAAATCCGTCAAGAGATGTAATACCAGATCGCTCTATTGTTGAAATGGCCTATAACCCTGAACAACCTATTGGATTTCGATGGAAACCTACACGGGTTCGATGGGATAAGACAAGTCAATTTCAACGTGGAGAATTTAAACGAACCTTTAACAATGATCGAACTGCACAATCAATATGGACATCCATCCATGAACCGATTACAAAAGAGATGATTTGTTCAGGATCTCTCTTTCCTAAAAGTGAAATGCTAGATATGGCTAAACTTTATTACAAAGTTGGTATTTCTAAATTTGATACAAAATTAACAATTGGATTGCAAAAATTTCATAATCAATATATTAAAAATAAAATTCTACTTCATTCAACTCTTCGTTCGATCAAAGAACCCAAACTATTGGATATGTCGTGTGGAAAAGGAGGAGATTTACAAAAATGGATTTACAATGGGGCCCATTTTGTATTGGGATGCGATATTGCTGAAAGTGGATTAATTGATCCACGAGATAGTATTTATAAACGATATATTGAACAAATTCAAGAACGGGGAGGACGTGATCGAGTCGCTCCCATGGTCTTTCTTCAGGCCGATGCCTCTAAACTCTATGCTGATGGAACTGCTGGTATGTCCCCTGCTGATCGTGCTATGCTACGCTCTCTTTGGGGACATCCTGAACCTACCGTTCCTTCTATGGTTAGAAAACTTGAAGGAATTGCCTCTAGTGGCTTTCATATTGTGTCCTTCATGTTCAGTCTCCATTATATGTTTCGCGATCGTACAATGTTTGATGGATGGCTCATGAATTTAGGAGCATGTCTTCAAACCGATGGTTATTTTATTGGATGTTGTTTTGATGGAGATACTGTCGCCAAGAAACTTCAATCAGTTCCAGAAGGGCAACTTTTATCAGGAATACAGAGAGATACAACTCTTTGGTCAATTCGTAAACAATACGATGATGCTTACACTGGATATCTTCCTGATACAGAAGAAGGATTAGGTCGTGCCATCCGTGTCTACTTTGCCAGTATTGGTGATGAATACGAAGAATATTTGATGAGCTTTCCTTATTTAGTCAAACGTCTCCGCGAAATTGGATGCGAACTATTGACAGACGAAGAATGCCGATCAATTGGGTTACGCAATTCAACCGCCATGTTTGAAACCTCTCATAAAATGGCTGCGGACCATGGAGAATTATATCCTATGATTCCAGTTATCCAAGAATACTCTTATTTCCACCGCTGGTTTATCTTCAAACGAAAAACAAGTGCTGTAGTGGCTCCTACATCAACGCATACATCTCCTGCATTAGTCATACGACCTGCAGAAGATGAAGCCCCTGCTCCTATTCTTATGCGAGAAGCTGCTCCTGCTGAAGAATTAATTGAACTAGATGATATTGTGGGGGATACCCATTCTGAAGCCCCTTCAGAAACTCCTACAGAGGGTCTTATCTCCGTAGATGGAGAATTGGAAGTTGTAGAGGGTCCTATCCTTAAATTTTATGAAAAATCTGTTGAAAAGGATGATTTAAAAATTAATAACAAAGGATGGGCAAAATATCTTTCATCAGCAGCTCCCTTTGAATTTCATGATCGATCCGATTCCTCCATCACTTACCCTAATCTGGAAGCCGCTATGGCTTCTGAAAAATTTAAAGTAGCGTCCGCGAAAGCGGACCTCGGCCCAACCCTCTTCTCCAAACTCAACGATCTTTCTGAAATTCGTAAGAAAGTAAAAGATGTTAAGAAATATAAATTTAATCAAGAAGCCTGGGATGAGCAAAAAGACGCTATTTTAGATGAATATGTCTTTCAACGATATGAAACCGATAAAGAATTTCAACGTATCTTGGAAGCTGTCAAAGAACAAAAAGTGAGGTTAGCCTTCTACACCGGTCCTACTGCTGCCAACGATTTGGGGGGTGGTATTGATGGAGAAAATCTCTACGGTCGTGCCCTTATGGCACTAGTCGGTACTACCTATTAAGCATTTAAACTAATAATGCTATATTTTTAATAATATGCCACTTTCATCCGAAGGAGCTCTTTCTTGGCAGCGGTTGGCGGTAGTGAACGCCCATCCTCGTGATGCACGGATTACCTTTGATGAACCCACGCATAAATATACCATCGATGGGAGCAAATACGATATATCTTGTACCGGATTTGTTCACTCTTTTTTTGGACATTTTGATGCCGATAAAGTGATTGTTAATATAATGCGGGGCCGCAATTGGGGGCCCTCTAACAAGTATTGGGGAATGAGTCCAGAAGAGATTAAAGCGTTATGGGCTGCCAATGGCAAAGAAGCCTCAGAAGCCGGTACACGAATGCATCTAGATATCGAACATTATTACAATGCTTCTCCCATTGGAAATGTTGCTCTTGATGAATGGAGTGTTCAGGAAGGGGTGGAATGGGATTATTTTATGCGGTACGAAACCAAGTTTCGGATTCCACGAGGCTATGTTCCCTTTCGAACGGAGTGGTTAGTCTTTTACGAAGAGATACGATTGGCAGGATCTATTGATATGGTGTATATGAAACCTGATGGAACGATTGCTATTTATGATTGGAAACGTGCAAAAGATATTAAAACGGAGAATTCATTTCAATCAGGGCTAGAACCGGTAGAACATTTACCAGATACAAATTATTGGCATTACACTCTACAGTTAAATATTTATGCAACTATTTTGGAGAAAAAGTATGGTATGAAGGTATCGGAACTAGCCTTGGTTATTTTGCACCCTAATAATAGCTCGTTTCGAGTAATGATGTTGAATCGATTGGAGGAAGAAGTAGATGCTATTTTTGATGATCGGTTGAAAAAGGTTACCGCGGGGATTACTCCTCCTCCTCGATAATTACTTTCTTAGCTTTCTTAACTTTCTTCTCCTTTTTAGGAGGAGGAATCCATCTTTCATCCGTCCAAACAGGAATATAGGATGCAATAATTACAGTAGAATTATATTCTTTATTCATTGCTTCGTATTGTTCAATAGTGAAGAGCATGAGAGTATTTAATTGTGTAATCATTTCTTCAGGAGTAGCTGTTGCGACGGTTGCAATTATATCACGAAAGGCGGCAAGAAACATTTCTACGATTTGTGCACGACTTCGTGTAAAATGAATATGTTTTTCATGACGCTGCAAGGCAACTTTCCATTCATCCTCTTTAATATCGTTAATAAGATACCGAACTCGTAGAATTCGTTTGGGATCTGCGATTGGATAAATATTAATTATGCGTTGAAGTCTTTGTAACACATAGTTGAAATGATAAATCATTGTACCCCGTAGGGCAATAATTCTATATAAGTTTCGTTTGTATGGATTTGTATCATGGCGTGACCGACGGTCCAGTTCATCCATCAAAGGTTGATCACCGCAGACTAAATTTCCAACAGGGGGGCCTTGAATACCTAATTGTTGTCGCCATTCATGATAATGAGGATTGTGAATATGACCGGTTTCGATCTTTCCAGTTCTCCAACTGAAGGGGGTTTTGCAACCAATGCAAAACATTTGATCGCATCCATAAGTCCTTGAAATAGCTGTTCCACACTTAGGGCATGGCTTTGATTCAGCAGCAATTAGTTTAACACTGGCCACTTTGTCTGCATCGCAGACGTGTGGCTCAATCACCATAGGATCATGGCATTTATTACAGACTTTTACATCACAGATGCCACATTTCCATTGGGTGGACAGGAATCCACGACAATCGGTCACAGGACAGGCCTTTACAAAGCCACGTTTTTCAGCAGGTGCTGCTGGTGGTGGTGCAGCTGCTGCAGCACCACCAGCAGCAGGGGCTTCCGCTACGACTTCTTCAAATCCAAAGTTACGAATAAGTCTCTGCATTTGTTTTACTTTTCTTGAATTATAGAGAGATTTATTTACTAAATAATCACGATATTGTTCAGATGCTTCATACATACGTTTATAATAACCAATTTGATTTGTAATGCGTTCTCTTAATTTAAAATATTCATCTTGGATAGGAAGATATAATTTCATACACGGGGTGCAGTGTTGCCAATGGGGGACTTCTCTACATATTGCTGTTCTATGGTGATTACCAATCTCAATGTGTTTTTTAGTTAGATTTGTAACTAATTTAATTAGTAAACCATCCAATATATTAAATTGTTTATATTCAACTATATCATTTAATTTTTTTTTAGAGTCTGAATATTTTTTTTCATATTTTTCTACATATTTTTTTGCGGCGATATACCGTGCAGCTTCTTCTTGAGTATCAGGCAATCGAATCTTTTCAGAATCCAAGAGAACTTTTTCACGATGGGTTTTTAATGATTTTGTACAAAACGATGTTGTACAGATTTTATGAACAAATTCATGATTCCAAGCGGCTTTACAGCCTGGGCAATGAATTTCAATACTTTCTTCTGTAAGAAGAGATTTTTGAAGACATTCTTTACAAAAGTGACCATTGCAAAACAGACATGTAGCAAATGTTTTTTGCCGTTTAATATCTTTTTTAGTTTCGAGACAAATATCGCAGTCCATTGTAATTTATATAGTGTATATAAATTATAATGATTTATCAATTTTATTATACTTCTATACGAAGTTGAACGTCTTCAGGAAGTTGATCTAGTTCTACAAATCGAATTGGTTCGCCCCCTGAAGGGTGATAGAGAAGAGGAATATTTTTATCATCTAGCAAAAGATATTGAGGAGAAGAATTGCGAATAATATGTTTAAACTCTAACATTCCAGTTCGGATGTTTTTGTTTGTGAGAATTATATTTACATTAATAATAAGGGATAGATGATTTAAATCTTCTTCAGACCAGGAAAATGGTTCTATTGAATGGGATGGACGAATATGTTTTAATTGTTTTTCAAAGGCGGCATAGGTGAGTTTAGTTCCTTCGGCGGTGACTAATAATTCGCGAAGGATAGCATCTTGTAATTCAGGAAGTTTTCGAACAATATCGGGTAATTCACCAGAGCGGGACCATCCTAGATCTTCCCATGCGACAGGAAGGCCTGATTCGGTTGCAATTTCACGACCCAATTCTTCTGCACTCACTTCTTCAGGATATCTATATCCTTGTGTATAGGTTGTAGGGTGGCGTACAGTAAGACCTAATTGTTTATAAAGTTCAGATGTACCGCGACCATCAAAACTTACAAGTTGTGTATCTTCTTCTTTTATAATACCAGTAGGAGGTCGAAGTCGTGAGACACGTGCTTCTTTTTTTTGTAAAACTTCATACGCGGATCCATTTGTTCGTAAAAGTTCATCAACAAGTCTGGCTGTTAAAATACGGATTGGATCTTGAACAGAACCATAGACAGGTGCATGAATTTTACAACGTCCATCAGACCAACTGCACATTCCAGAACAGTCTCCCTCTTTTAACAGAATGCAATCTTGACGTAAAAGAGGTGGAATTTTGTACTCTCCCTCCGTTGTAATCCATGATCGTACAATTCCATGCAAAAGTATATCTCCACGTTTTTGTAATTCATAAAGTGGTAATTTTGATCGAGCTCCTCGTAAAAGTTCAATTTGTGTAGCCACTTTATGACCTTCTCGAATTAACCAATTTGAAAGAGAAATACGAAGATATTGGTAAGCTTCCTCTAATAATTCTTCAGGATTTATTTCAACTTCTTTCATTAATTTCATAGATTCTTCATCTGCTTTTCTTAATAAAATAGAATCTACTTCTTGTGATAATTTTTCAATAGACTTTATAGGAATTGATATTTTATGAACTCCTTCTTCAAATGGTTCAATTGGAATTTGTGTATTTATATGAAGATCTAATTGTACATATGTTTTTACATCCGTTTCTTTATAACGAATTTTAGATGGAGTTAGTACAGAAAATGTTTTACTTAACTTTGTATAAAATGCAAATGCTTTTGGATAAGAAGGTAATGGTAAAGCTTGAATATCGTAACTGGATGGAATCCTTGTATCAATAGTTCCATCATCTGAAACAGGAATATAATATAAATCATGATTTTCTTCTACAAGAACACCCACAATTCGATTCGTTCTTTCTCGCAAAATGGATTGAATTGTATATTCTTTTTTATCTTGTAAAACATCAAGTAAAATTCCTAATCGCACGAGATTTACAGTTGTTGCTAACCAGGCATGAATAGGTGGAATAGGTCGTCCACATCCAACAATAGGTTGTAAATATTGATAATAAAGATCTAATAACTTTTTACGAGATTCTGCAGAATATTTAGTAATATTTGATGGATGAATTGCACCAATATAATTTGCAGTATCTTCTATGTATATTAATGGTTCAATAACAGATTGTAATTCTAAATAATAAATTGGAATTAAACAAGGAGTTCCTTCTCTAGTTCGTTGAGAAATACCAAAGGGTGGACATATAATTTCACCTTTTACAATTTTTGAAAGAAGATCTCCTTCTTTTGCGTAGATTGGAATAACACGAGCTATTACAATTCCATCTTTACTAAATAAACCTGGTGTAGAAAAAAGTCCATCCCATAATCGAAGTTCTTTCATTTCATGAGGATCTTTAAGATATCGAACAAATCGTGTCCAGGCTTTAAAAAATCGAATTACGTGTGTTCGATCTGCTGTTTCTAGTTGCATTTTTCCCATCCATACTTGAAATTCTAAAGCTGTAGAAGGACTTCCAACCGTTCCTGGATCGGGTTCTGCTGGATCATAAAATTCATGAAGTAAGGTTCCGTAATTTACAGCTTCAAAGGCTCTTGCAAGATCGATCATTCGAGTCATTGTTAACCATTTTAGAATATCCATAGGACACATAATAGATGTAGTAGAAATTCCAGGTACTCCCTGACCTATTTTTGCTGTAGTAAAAAGTAAATAAGAGAGGAATTGAAGAAAATTTTGACCATTTGTAGATCCATCCCCATAGATACCAAATCTTATGAAAGCATGAGGATTTGTTTGTAATTTAGGATTTCCTTTTATAACGGTTGTATAAGAATCAACTGATTGTCCTAGAATTGAATCAATGGGAGCTGGAACAACTCCAATAGTTCCTGCTGTTAAAATAGTAGCCGATCGTAAAATATAAATAGAAGAACTTTGAATTCGTTTAAATGCGACTCCTAAATCTTTTAATCGATCTGTATGTTTTGTAGATTCGTCTGCATCTGTAAGGAGAGTAGGATACACAGGTTCTAATCCTTTGGGAGGATTTGGAATAGGAATCGCTTCTTTAGGAAGTTCCAACTTATCAGGCGATTTAAAACAGCATGGTAGAATATATTGTTCTGGATGTTTAATTTTATTAAAATATCCAACATAAATATTATTATCTTTTCGTTCAATTACATTTTGTTCACCACAATAAGGGCAACTTGGAATTAGTTTCTTTTTTACACCATTGTTCATAGTATCTCCGTTATATTCCGACTCTAACACTGGAATTTGATCTGTTGCGCACCATAATTTTGAACAAACGTAGTAATTGGGAGAACTAGATCCTGCTCTTGCAAAGACCCATAATTCTTTTAATTGTTGTTCTTTTATCAATTCGATCACCATAGGGGAGGCGGCCTCTCCTAAAAACGATTCATTCCCAATCAAAGGAACTCCTAAACGCAACCCATGAATTTCCATAGCTTCTTTTTCTTTTTTTGATTTTTTATTATATTTTCTACGTTCATCAGATGTACTGGATACAAATCTCACCACTTCTGCATTGTAATCAGATAGTGGATACTCTAACATATGAACTCTTCCTTTGTATTTTTCTTTCACATCTTTGTATTTAACAGGAGAGAGTACATAGGGCTGCCGATGCTGAGCTCGTTGACAAATTGTAGTATAGGCTTTATATTCTTTGGACAATGATGTAAATTTAAAAAGAGTATCATCTGCTTTTAGTAAATAGTTAATATAATTATAATTTTCTTTACTAGCTGCGGGAACTATTTCATTTGATCGTAACAATCCTTCAAATGCATCCTCTTCCTCCTCATCAAACGATAATTTTTTCTTTAGTAAATTATCTTTTTTAGTATCTTTTTTAAATTTATCAGATGATTCTATTTTTTCTCGAATAATAATTAATTTAGCAATTGTAATAAGACGTTGTAATTCTTTATAGGATGAAATATGTTCAAAATTTAAATAAAATTGTGATGATTGAACTTCAATGTAGAGAAATCCGCCTAATTGATCTGAAGAAGGGGGACGAACTGTTCCATAGAGTTCAATTTCTTCTCTATGACGAGCAACTGAAAGTTTAAATGCTGCTGCTGCTTGTACTACCGAAATACCAAACTCTTTTATTAAAAGTGCAACAGTTTGTTTAAAATCTATAATTTTATTTGCACGGTATAATTCAATTGCATGTTGAAGTGGATCTTCTTGAGGGAGAACTTTTCCTACGCGAGATCGAACTGTGACACCATTTATTTTTGAATGCGATTCTTCATACAAAAAAGGAGCATATTGTTTTACACGTTTTTGTAATTCTTTTACATTTACCTCTGTTGCTATATCTAAATTTAATTTATAGACTCCTGAAAATTTTAATAGATCTAGTCTTCCTGTCAGCAAACTGGATGCGGCTGTATTACCTTGCTTGGAAGGCAGCATTGAATTAATTATATCTTCTCCCCACCCCACTGAACTTAAAATAAATGGTAATAGTTCAAATGCATCGAGTAAAAGACTTTGAGGAATTGGATCATCTCTTCGAAATGAATCTAATTGCAGTTCGGCAGATCCATCTGATGAAATGAGAAGAGTCCATGCAAATCCTTTTTGAACAACCCGTGTATTTTGCGATTCAATTGGCGTTTTAATCATAAGAATTGATCCATGTTCAACCGATGGAATATAGGATGAAAAAATTCGAAATACTTGTGGATTTGTAATGAGTGGTACACCGCTAGGACCCGTTGCCGTTTTTAAAGTTGGTACTCCAATATGAGGAAAATATCGAATATAAGGTAAATATTTAGAACCTTTTATACTATGAAATACAATATCTAATCCATTTTTTTGAACTGATTCTAATAATGGCAATTTTATATGAAAGACTGTAATATGTTTAATTTGGATAGATTCTATATTAAAATTTACAATTTCATCATTTGATTGATTTGGTATTACAATATCCATACGTTCAAGAGTTGATTGACTCAATCGTTGATATTCTTGTAATTTTAAAAAGGTATCGTTCATTCCAGATGTCATAGTGACATACAACGATTCTTCCACTTGATGAGGATTCTGTAAAAGTGGAAAATAAACTTGAAAATATCCTAAAAAATCTTGTTGAGAAGTAGGATCTGCTTTTGCGGCTAGACTTCGTAAAGTCCAAAGATGCAAGGTAGGTTCTCCTTGAAATGGAATCTGTTCAAACGTAAGTCCTTTATATAATTCAATTGGTAGAATAATACGAGAACCTTCAGGGCTGACAAAACGTCGATCGGGAGAAGAATGTGTCAAGGGATCTGAAAATTCATTTGGAATCGTAAATTTATTTGTATATTGAAATTCAATTGGAGTATAAATACCTTTTTTAAGTTCAACTGCTAAAAAAAGATAATCTGGTAAATAAGGTAGAGGATCTTTTGCTCTTACTGTAATTCGTTGTTTAATAGAAAGAATTGATTCAAAAGAAGCTACATTTAAAGTATAATTTGCACTCTCTGAATGATCTACAATATGGAGTTCATTCATAAATGATTCGGTATCGGTTGGATTTAATATCTCCATCTACTTCATGTAGGAGTTAAATCATCCTTCATCCCTTCCTTATACTTTGGAGAATCTGTAATTTGCACTCCACAATATTCAACTGGATGTGCTGCAAAATCTTGATACTTGTAAAGATTCATAGCTTCTGCCTGTTGTAATACCCACGCAAAATTGTTCCAAAATTCGGGAGTATGTCCAATACTAGAAGTTCCAATATGAGTCATTTCATGCAATCCAACAAAGGTCAATACATTCTCATCTACCAATCGTTCCGTCTTATCTCGTTGACGTAAACACATATAGACCTTTTCACCCTTATTTACTGAATAAGATGTAAAGGAGGCATCGGGTGTACTTTCACTGAATCGTTCTGCAGTTAAATCGCAATTCTTCAGTACATGTTTTACAAAGGGTTTTTCAGGATATTTCTGTTCTAATGCCGTGCGTAATCGAACTAAACGCTCCCTTACACGAGCTAAACGATCGGCCGCCTCCTGTTTGTCATCCATGTTTCTGACTAAATAACGTTCATTGTCCACTGTACTTTTTACATAGGCCATGGGATACGCCGACTGTTTGTACAACATGGCTCCTAATCCGGCCGCTGCTAACCCTCCTACAAAGACCCATTCCATTCTTCCCTATTCTATGAATAGAATATACATAGAATAGGAAGTTATATTCATTTAAAAAAGTAATGTACCCGTCGTATAAGGAAACGATCCTAAATTCACCTTTCCACTATAGATAAACATATTACCCATACCAATGTCTTACGGCAATTCCATATAATTATTCTTCTCTAAAAACCTCTTACATTGATCTTCACTAAAATAATCTATTTTTAATCGTTCACAAATCTCTTTCACCACTTCTAAAAATAGAAACGTATTTGGATGAAACACCGTCAACATTAATGTCTGTGATCTATATTTATTAAAAATCTGAGATACTTTAATATCTACCTCTTTCTCTAGTTCTCTTTTTTCTAATTCCATAATAGATGTATCATACTTTGCATACTCTAAATAAATAGAAGGTAGTTTAATGAATTGTGCAGTTGGAGCTAATTCATGCAACGTGATTGAATTTGAGAAAGGGGATTTCTCTTTTGCAATCTCTTGATACAGAATGATCTGACTTTGTTTAATTTGTTCAATTGATTTATCAAAGTCTAGTATCTTATTTTTACATTTGTCACTATATTTTACAATATGGGGACAAAATTCTTCTCCATACAAACACCATGAAATAGTATGGGTAGGTAATAACTGTTGAAAATAGAAACACAAGCTCAGCATTTGACAATTTCCAATGAAGGTAATGTTCATTTAGAAAGGGGAGGGAGGTTTAAAAATAAGATTACAGCGTAAAAAGGGTTAAAAATTCATACTGTAAAATATAGTTTGAATTTTTAAAAGTTATTGATTTTATATTATAAAAATATTTACTCAAGGGGGCGACGCATTAAATCTGGCGAAATATTTGTCTGATTCCAAGGACTGACAACGATCTGAGGGTTAGGGGGATCGGAACGGAGATCGTGGTTTGCATTGCGGAGGGACTGTCCCACGGTGTTGACACCGATCAACGCACCTGCACTGAGGAAGTTCTTACCACTGATATCACCGGAACCCATGGGGTTGACGGCAGCCCACTTGGAGTTAGGATCACGGGGGAGGAGTTCCTGGGGACGGAGCTGATTGGTAGGGTAGCAATCGCTGGGAGGTTCACCGCCAGGGAAGGGCATAGGAGAGGGGTTGAGATTCATGAAACCTTCTGCTGTAGGAACTGTGGAAGGAGAGGCAGAACCACCGGAAGGAACTGCAGGAGCAGATGGAACGGAGGGAAGCATCGAGTTTCCTACCATAGCCCCACTGGTAGAAGGAAGACCACTGGTGGTATTACCACCAATTACCTGAGCCGCCTGTTGAACCGCAGACGCAAGGCCATCACCTGTACCCATGGAGGCCAGACCGTTGGTAGGATTTGCACCAGGCGTCATCTTATTCTCTTCATCTTCCTCCTGAGATTCAAACCCTTCCACTCCTAACATACGCTTTACAGCAGGGAGAGCACCTCCCAGTGTAGGATCAACTAGATATAAAACACCAACAGCAATGACGACAACGAGGATGCCAAGAACGAGTGTTTGAGTTTCGGCCATCTTTACTACCTGTCGAGGGGTTATTTTTTACTCAGAATCATCGGAGAAGGATTCCCCATATTTTTGGAAAAAAGCCTCCTCCGCTGCCTCTGCAGCCTCCGTAGCAGTTCGGGCGACTTTCCACAAGCGATTCACCTCTGCAGAAGCCTCTGCACGAACCTCCTCCAAATTTCGCAATTGAACCATTCCCTCTGGAGCTCCTCCAATCTCCTCCACCTCCTCTAAGTCCGGATGGAAAAGGTCCAGTTCGATACCATCGGAAAGGGGGGTTGCCTTCCACTCAGGAACAATTTGAGACCGGGAAATCCATACTGCAGTAAGTGCAACAGAATAAGCTCCTGTAGGGGGAGGAGACCACCATCGAAACGGAGTATCCGGAAGTGTCCAAGAAGGAAGCAAGGATCCAAGTTGGGATAAGGTCGGAAGAGTTGCAAATAATCCTCTGGATTGAAGAAGACTCTGAAGCAGTGTAGTCCGGGTTGCCTGAAGAGCTGCTGTATTGGTAGGAAAGACTCCTTCAATCAAAACAGGCGTCTGAAGAGAAACTTTGAACCATACAGTGTCTTTTTCTAAATGACGAACAGGACGTTCAAACTCCATTCTAGTCTCTCTTTCGGTGAAATGCGTTGAAAAACTCCGCAGAACCTATATAATGAGTACATCGCGTGATCGATATGCTGAAGCCACAAATGATATGGCCGATCATATCGGAGAAAAGTTCTTTCAATTCATTCGAACCCCTAAAATAAAAGAAAAAATACAAAGTGTATTGGATCCTATTGTAAGTAGTATCATACAGCGTGTATTTCCATATATTCTTCTATCTGCAATTCTCTTTCTAATTTTGTTTATTTTAAGTATCGCCACCTTTTGGCGTGTCATGTATTCAGCTCATATTGTTTCCAATGTTGTAAGTGGAATTGGAGTTTGAAGAAACTCAGTTCGCAACTCTGAAAAGTATTTACTCTGAAAGGTTCGAAATTCATCAGGTTCAATCGGTGGAGATTTTAAATGTATATCTTTTTCCTTTATCGTTTCTTCTAATAGCTCTTTTGCACGTTGTAAGGCTATAAGATCCGTTTCCTTTTGTCGAAAGCCTATCCAAGCTTCTCGAAGAGAAGCTACTCGTACAGCATTGTAGGCTGTACGAGGGGATACATATCGAACACCTTTTGTATAATCTGTTCCCATTAAAACACATAGATCTATAAATTGAGGCAATGTAAGTCGAATATTTGTTAGAATTGTTGAAAGTGTATACGTTACCCAATCTCCTTTCTCATTTGGCATAATTAGATTCTCTACACCTCGTGGCAACATATCCATATCCGTACTGATCACCGCAGAAATCATGTTCATTTTAGACAAATACGCTAAGAGTGGATCAGCTTCTCCTACTGCATTTATAAATTGAACACCAATTGTATAGAGGAATCTCTTAATTAAATCTCTTTCTGCATAGCTAATGGTTGGACTTGATCGTTGCAATCGTTGAATTTCATATTCTACAAGTTCTTTATCAGGACCCTTTTCTAGATCCTGTTTTAGAACTTCAATGTCTTTTACAATTGTTAATCGTTCTTCCGTTCGTTCTTTAACAACGTCTTTTTTTTCAACAGGAGGTTTGCCATCAAAGAAGAAAATGGGTTCTATTTCTTTTGATCGAAAGAAGTCTACCATCTTTGCAATGGTGGTTACAATGCATTGATCCTGTTTTTTTGCATTATACAGAAAAGGTAAGGTATCAATTCCTACTCTTGTCTTTTGAACCCATGTTGAAACAGTGGGTGGAGATTGAATCTGCAACCACTGTTTTAAACCTCTTACACCCATTGTATTGTAATATTATTATTATGCAATGTGTTTATATACTTATCAATTTTAGTCAAAATTATAATTTACTTTTCCTGTGATATCGCTGTGTGTAATCCGTTGATACCCTAATTTATCTGCAAACACATAAAATCCTAGTTCTGATTGCAGTTTGGCCCAATACCGATCGCAGCAATACGTGGATGGTTGACCGCCTTTTTGCATTTCAGTTATACCTGTAGCAAAACACTCTTGAATCTTTTTTGCTGTTTTAGAATTTAATAGATAGGCAGAACTGGTGGTGCAGGGTTGAAACGATTGTGCTACTAAATCATCCTTTGGTTCAATGCGTCCATATTTAGAATAAGCTAAAAAACAAATTTGATATTCATAATTTCTTTCAAAAAATGTTTTTAATTGCATTTGACATTTTTTTAAATTTGAATGAAATAAAAAATCATCTTCCAAAATTAAACAATGTTTGAAATTGGAGTTTATAAAATGGGTGACGGCTGCTAAATGATTTTGAGTGGCTCCTACATAGGGTCCCTCAGGACCCTTCTTAGCTTTGTAATGGTAAACTTTGTGTAAAGGAGCTTGAGCTCGGCAGAGTTCGACTAGGATGTGCATGTAGCGGTCTTTTCGTTCCTCCAAATTTAAAATATAAATCTGTTCTACTGATTCCCAACAAGGATCGTATTCAATATGATCATGTTTTACTTGGTTAAAATATAAAGGATGTCTGTAACAAATGTTAGAATAAGGAAGACAATCAACAGTATGGGGATATTCTCCATAACAAATAACAAATTCATTCTCTTTGGGAACTCTTACTGGATCAAAGGTAGCAATAACACGTTTTTTTAATTTTTCAATCAGAAAGGATGAATTGCGGATGATGTGTTCATCCACTACACGATGGCGATAGATAGATAACCAATATTGAGCTTGTTCAAATTGATTTGTATAATAATTTGCCATGTAGAATGTTTCCAAGAGAGGATATTGATTTGTAAAGGGAAATGTTTTAGCAATGTTTGCAATCAGCATAAATTGATTTTGCGATTTCAACCATTGAATATGATCCATTGTAATATATTGTTTATATGCAAAACCAGGATGAGGAATATAAACATTTCCAATAAAATCAAAATCGTCTACTTGATCGGCTGGAATCAAGGTAGGATATTCATGTTGATACGCTACAAGATTAGTATGAAGTAGCATATCATGTTTAATGAGAGGATACATCACTTCTTGTAAAAACTTTTCATCAGTTCCGTAGATTGGGAGAGAAGTTTGAGTTTGTTTCCAGGACTCCCACATGGATTGTAGATTCCAGTCTAGAGGGACACGAATTCCAAAAATACCTCCCATGATCCGATTCTTATGATAATAGTGATCTCGTACAACGTGAGCCATTTTAGTGGAGGCCAAAAAGGCGTTGATACAGGCTGCATCGCGTGGAGTGACACGACTGTCGGCATCTCTTACAAAATAAGTTGTATTGGGTTTCCAACTAAGAATTCTAGACATCATTGGAATCTCCGTAGTTATAGGTTCCAATGTTGTGTTAGGAAAAGATCTATATTGTGTAAGATAGGAATCGGGTACATCTTTTGCATAATGGATAATTGTTTGAAAGGAAGGAAACTCTTTTTGAATATTTTTTAAATTTTCTACCAAACCTTGTGTATATTTTGATTGAGTACCATAGATACAGAAACAAAATGTATTCATTTTACTAAGGATGGATAGATGGATTTGTCATTCGTAACCGCATATCACGTGGGGTTTCATGCTTTGCACGATATCTTAAGTTGTCTAATTCTTTTCCAGCCATTTCACATATTTCTAATTGATTAACTTCAGATCCTAGAAGGAGTAGTAGATTGATATGGGGTGCTAAGGCTGCTTTTAATACATAATAGGCAAATACATTGGTAGTTTCTTTCCAAACTCCTTTATGTCTAGCCAAGACTTGCAAAGCTTGTTGATCTTGCCATTTACGTTGACTTTGCCATGTTTGGCCGGTAGTATCGGTGGGGGGAGAATACCAGAGACACCAGAGCCATTCAGCAAAGAGTTCTGTCCATGCTTCAAAAAGGGTTGGCATGAGTTTAGAGGATGGATGTAATTTCCAACAGGATTGGATAGGGAACTCTGGCCAATCCCATCCCAAGGCGTGGATACATTCATGGAGAAGGACGCGTTCCCATTCTTCAGAACGATAGACATAGATTTTAGGGATAGTGGGAACTGCGAATCCACCATTTACATTTTTAGGATTGAGTGGTTCATTGGCTTTAGCATTACGTGGATCTTCTCTCCAAAATAAATAGACTTGAAACCCTGGAGGAGCTCCTAACCAGGTGAGAAGATGGATGGCTTCTTGAGGTGTCGCCGTCGGCGACTTGCCCCAAATTAAAATAGTATATGAATTTCCATCGTAGGCTTGTGAGGGAAGAGTTGAAAGAGAGGTGGAGATGGCTCCTTCGTCCCAATCATTTTTACTTGCCGCTGTGGCTTCGGCCAACTCGCTTGGGTGCAGAGGTCGTGGCCGTGGCAACGGGGGGAGCGGTGGTTGGGGTTGATGCCACAGTTTCCACATTCCTTACTATGGAACGTGTTTTTGAAGTTTGAAGCGCTTCTACTAATTCTAAAAAAGCTGCTTCTAAAGCCAATGGAGTTCGATAGGATGTATGGGGTTCGGATCCAGCCAAGACTTGCATACCTTTCCAAAATTGATCGGGCTCTAACAAAGTTGCTTGACGTGATAAAGCTGCTGCAAGAGAATCTATTATTTCAGGACCGTTCTGACAAAATGCCAATACATCATAGACACGTGCACGAATCCACAAAATGGTTGCAATGGATCCATCTTTTTTTGAATTTGCTCCTTTAATCATAGCTTCTACCAACTCATCGTAATAATCTGAAATACGTCTTGGAAAAAATGTACATTCCATTTTTTTCATAGCAGTTGCTCGTTCAATACGTCCTTCTAATTTATCATAAGCTTCCATAGTATGAAAAGAAGAGTCTACCTTTGAACACCAAGTAGGAAAGGATATACGTGGAATTCGCATTTTAACAAATGCATCCTCTAAAATCGATAAAGATCCACTTACTTCTCTGGCTGTAATCCAAATCATTCCAGTTCCATTTGCAGGAAGTACATATTGTTGTAGAATGGCTCGTACACGAATTGCTGCTGGTAAAGAAAGAGCATGAGCTCTTCTTAAAATAACTAACTTTCTTCCACCCAATTTCATACTATTTAATACATCTCCTGCATTAAAAAATGTAGTTAAAAGTTCTCCCATAATTTGTTTATCTTGCATACTTAGATTAGGAATATCAATTTCAAAATGATGAGCACTTGCTGCCACTGTAACGGTATAATCATCTGCAACCGTAAACGTACGTGTTTCCAATATAAGAGGTGTTTTATACGTTTTTTCAATCCATGAACGAGCCAATCGTATTTTTCCACTTCCTGCCGGACCTACTAATAACCATGGAACTGCCAAGGTTGCCATTTGAAGAATATACTTACCATCAAGTTTAAGCATTAAATTTGGTACTAATTACTAAAAAGAATAGAACTAACACCTAGACCATAAAGAGTTGTAGGAAGTGCAATTAAACATGTAAGTGCAATAGATATATGAAATATATTTTGTTTTAATGTTTCATTATAAGAATAAATAATAAGAAATATAGCAAATGAAAATAAAAGATTTGCACCCAAAATTCCCCATAACAAAGGTCTATTTTCTTCTGTAGATTCAGTTGGAATTACAATCAAACCGAGAGATACACCAATACCAGCTATAATTAAAAAAATCATAAAATATACATGTGGTGAGTATTTTTCATAAAAATTAAGATCCGTTTCAGGCATTCTAAAATTAGGATATAAATTAGAAATTATATGTAAAATTATTTAATGCAAATGAATTAATCATACCAGATGTTAAAAAAAAGAAAGGTATAACTAATGTATTAAGCAAAATAAGAAACAATCCTATATTCTGTGAGTTTTTAAGATATCGTAACATAAAAATGAATAAAACTGGAATTGCAATAGATGTACCAGCTATAGAAAGAAATGCAGGATCTTCAAAAATACCGGAAGCCCCCTGTTTTCTAGCTTTTACTTTCCAGGGATTCAAAAAAAGTGTCAACATAGAAAGAAACAGTAAGAATGCATTAAATGATAAAATAAACATAGGCGCATAGTTAGGAAAGGCTGTAAATAAATATACCATCATAGCATACATAAGTAAGGATGCACCGATTGAATATACTAACAAAAGAGTGGATGTAGTTCCATACAGAGGATTTACAGTAGGTGTTTTTAAATTTGATAAAAAGAATTGTATAGATCCAAGGGAAAGTGTACCAAGTATACCGAGTCCATATGCAGTTGCTGATCCAATTGACACTGTCATTCTAATATTCACTATCCTTTTAGAAAAGGATAGTGAATATTACGGTAGTGGCATTCTAATATTCACTATCCTTTTAGAAAAGATGATACTGAATTAGATGCAGCATTTACAGTATATGCTTTTATATCAAAGGGTACGACTATAATAATAAATATAAATATAAAAATTAGTACAAGAAGAATAATCGGAATAAACAAATTATTAAAATAGGTATATTTGAATCCAGTATCACTCATTCTAATCTATATATAAAAATATATTTATTTAGTAAGAAAATTATGCAATGTGCACCAGCACTTCATAAAAAACCAGGAGAATCTTGTTTATCATCAGCTGCAATTCAACGAATTAAACAGTCTTATCGAAAGACACGAAAGATGTCACGGGGGGGTGGAACTCAGAATGAATATCAGTTAGTAAAAGAAGCTCCCATTGATTTATCGGAAAAAAAGAATTTATTACGGGCGTTTCGTCCAGGACGTCCAGCAGCTTGGAAAAAAAATCCTCGCGAATGGCTAGACTCTTACAATATAGAAGATGTACTCAATCAATACGAAGAGGCGCATCCCGAATTTGAATTTATTGGTCCTGTTCCTATTGATTTTGCAAAAAAAGACGAATATGGACAATGTATAGTAAATGAACTATGTAAATTAAATTTAGCTCAAGCCTATGCAAAAGGAACTAGAAAGATTGGAATTGTATTTAATTTGGATGAGCATGATCAACCCGGATCCCATTGGATGTGTGCGTATATTGATGTTCCGGGAGAAGGCCATGAAGGAGCCATGTATTATTTTGATTCCTACGGGATGCGTCCCCCCACTCGTATTGCCACCTTTATGAAAGAATGCGGTCTCCAAGGCTGTACAACCTTATTATACAATGATATCCAGTTTCAACGAAAGGAATCTGAATGTGGAATGTATTGTCTTTATTGTATTTTATGTTTATTGAAAGGAAAAACCTTTGTGGAGGTGTGTGAAAATGCAATTGATGATGATACGATGATTAAATTTCGAAAAATGTTATTTATGAGTTCAGATTCCAAGGAAGTTATTAAGAATGTATGCGTGTAAGCCTCGGTATTAGTTGGTATCTTTTTAAAAGAGAACAAATAGAATGAGCAATTCCGGTTCGGACTTTCTAAGCAACGGCAATTATGGCCGTGTGGTTGGATTTCTGCGACAGCATTATGCACGGCAAACTGGTGTGACTGCTATTAATGAAAAAACGGATACGAGATTGCAGAAAACGGTGCAGCATTACATGAATGAAGTAGCAAGAGCGCAGGGAACTTCCAAACCTCTAACAGGATTGAATCAGGAAGTTGTACGAGAGACAACTATAAATATGGATGCTTGGTTGAAGAAGAGTGAAGTAATTCCAACAGGAATTTCACAAAAGAAAGCGGCTGGTATGGTTGTAGGAACAAATCGAATCACCCAAGAAGCGGTTGTAGCAGCCTCCACTTTACCTGAATTTGCCGAACGATCAGATATTAATCGTATTTTTGATACGATGGATAATCGATTTTCTACAATGGCTGCTGAACGAGCCCCCCCCTCAGGCTTTCGTCTCCCTCAAGATACATTAGAAGTTGCAGAAGATCCTGTTACACTTATGCAAAAGATTCAGAAACAGCGTGAAGAAGAAGCTGCTGCTCTTGGTATTACAACACCTGTTGTAACAATTCCTCCCAAATTAGTGATTCGTGAAGAAGCACCTCCTGTGAGTGTTGATCCTATTGTTCCCCCCCAACCCACTCCTGCTCCTCCCTCTCTTGGCCTTCGTCAGCAAGATTATGTGATCCCTCAGGAACCTGTCGTTAAATACATTGAAAAAGAGACTAATATTTTTTTAAGTTCATTGGATCGCGATTGGAGTCGTGACAATGGTGAAAATCGCTACAACTTCTCCATCCGATTTAATCCAGGCAATACTCGTCTTGGATATGGTCTCAGTCCCGCTGTGCACCAACGGTTTCGAAACATTGTCCGCATTGAATTCGTCAAAGCTATTCTTCCTACCGAAGGCTTGGATGCTGTTGTACGCAATACCGGTACATCCGGCTCCCCTACTTACGATACATCCCGTGTCTACAATGTCTTCTCCTTTCCCTATGTTGCAGTTCGCATTGCCGAGCTCAATACCAATGGTTTTAGCACGAATCCTGATCAGGATAATAATACTTTTGCTATGATTCATTATGATGCAACATGGGTAGCGGATAATAACAGTAGCAATACGAATCGATCAGGGTATACGGGTATGATTCCAAAGTTTTTGAAATGTCAGCGGGTGTATGAACCTACACCGCTTGGTTCTCTTCAGAAACTATCCATTCGATTGGAACGTCCTTCTGTAGAACTTCTTTCCCCCTCCAACGATGCTCTGGATCTTTCCGGTGTATTTTTGAGCAATAATGTTCCAGTTGGTATTACCAATAACAGTGTTTATAATATTTCAGGAAACGGTTATATCTTTCTTCAGACGAGTACCTATTTTCTTCAGAGCTCTTTTGGAGAAGACGATCGTGTTTATCTTCAGAATGTTGTTGCAACCGGTGCAGCTACAGGAGCTGCCGATGATTTTACAGCCTATATCAATAAATCATCTGGTCACATGGTAGTTGGTATTGCTTCTTTACTGGGTAGTACTATTACGGATGGGCCGAATGCACAGGGATATGCTAATTATATAATTATTAGATCTCGTTTTCTGGATCCTACGACTGGTTCTGTAGCACGGGATCCGTTTGGAGGAGCTGGAAATGATACCGCATTGGGGGATGCATTGAAAGTATTGGTGCAATCAACTGCCCGAATTATTAATTCAAACCGTCAGGTGCATATGGTGTTCCGAATTATCACGCGGGAAATGGATTCGGCCTCCAATATTCGTCCCGATAATGTCATGTAAAGGTAGGGAATGTTTTTAGTAATCGTATTGGCTATTGTAGCCGTTACGTTAGCTATTTTACTATCGCAATATAAATTTGGGTATGGAACTGAAAGTTTTGATGCTACAACGGAAGATGTAGCATCCCGTTATAATTCATTAGGAGCGACTCAAACTATAAATTCCTTAAATCGTGTCATTCCTGTTACAGATCCCACTGGATCAAATACGAATACTCAGATTCAGGCTGCTATGAGTACACCGATCCCTTCTCCTGGAGGGGATGGTATTACGGGTTCCAAAGTAGGAGTAGTACCGACTACGGCATCCGTTCCAGGACGGAATGCTATTGCAGCACAAGCTTCTTTTTGTGAAAAACAGAGTGGGGTTGGAACATGTGCTATGCTGGATGATCCATCGTTTGCAAATGTTTGTGGTGTTTGTATTAAGAATGGTACTAAATCACTGGATACGACTCCCGGTCAATGGGCAGGAGGTTTATACATAAGTGATGAAGATAGGTTAATTGCTTCTACAATGAAGGTGGATCCACAGCCCACAGCAGGAGGATGTCCTCCTGGTTATTTCTTTTTGGATCGTGCCTCTTGTGTGAAAGGAGTGAATCGAATGCAATGCAAGGATGCAGAAATTGCAGGTGGATGGAGTGGACCTTCTGCACCGATAATAGATGCTAAATGTGCACAAGCAACACCTGGTGGCTCGTTTGTCTATGATACAAAGAAGCGTTCCTTTTTAGTAAATTTACGATTTATTATACCTCGAGGAACAGGTCTTACAAAAGTTGCACTTTATCGAGTAGGATCTGATGGAAGCCGTGGAAAACAAATTGGAGCTATGGAAGTGAATGAAGTAAAAGAAAGTGTCGTAACAACATGGGAACCGGTTGTGGAAGGAGATTCAATGCAGGTAGAGGTTGTACAAGAGTTTGCTACACATACCAAGGGAACACCTGAAGTATACGCCGTAAGTCGTGGTGGATATAATTTAACTCAAAATACTGCAGCAGATTTATGCAGATCTTTAGGGACACAATTAGCAACAATTGCTCAGCTTGAAAATGCTCATGTTGCGGGTGCGGATTGGTGTTTTGCTGCACATGTAAGTAATGGAACTCCTCGTTTTCCAATTCAAATTGCACGAGAAGGATGCGGTGGAAAAGCAGTAAATGTATGGAGTCCAGAAGATAAACGTGCAGGAGCAACCTGTTTTGGAATTAAACCCTCTATCAATGATGATTATAGTGCTACTAATACAACTGTATTTCCTTTTACAGAGAAACCTGCTGCACGTGAGTCACGGTTTGGACGTATTCAACGTGGAGTTCGCGGTTTCTTAGCCCAGTGGGAAAATACCTACGATCCTGCAAATGCTTATAAAACAGCGATTCCTTTTGAAAAGACTGTTACAACTGATACTAAACGATTGGGAAGTTTTTCTAACAGTGGATTAATTACTTCCCCTCGTGCTACAGAGTTTCCTAAATTTTTATCCAATCAATATTGGATTTGGTCAGGAACAAGTCAAACAGCTATATTTCGTTGTACGGTTCCTGCTACTTTTTTGCCTCCTGTATATTCAGAAGATATTTCAGCTATATCTGGAAAACCATTACTGTCGCAACGAAGTTCTCTTACTGCTGGAAAAGTATCTCCCTGTACCACGCCTCCCTATTCAGCAACTTGTTTAATTAGTTTATTTACAGCGGCAGGAGGGGATGGAGCTAAAGGAACTCTTTCTCCCACAATTGGAGGAGCCGCTGCCATTCAAGAATTGCAGAGAGGATCCGAAGATGCTATATCTAATTATGTAAGTGAACTATATGGTATTGCAACAACTGGATTACTTCCTGGTGGAGCTCTTGCTACACGTGTTGTAGTAAATCAAGCAGCCATGAAACTGTTTGGTTTTGAGATAGCATCTCCTTGTGAAGAAATTGTAGCAGGGCCTGATGGATCGGTAGGATTAGTTCCCAAAGAAGCACCTATTTCTCCTGAATGTATGGACTTTTTGTATCGTAATGCAGGAAAAGAAGGGTTTGAAGGAGGACAAAAATCAACATTGAAAGCTACCTACGTTTCCATTGGAGATCGTTATAGCGGTATTCGTAAGGGAGAATATGGTGTTACAAAACAGCAGTTAACTGCAACACCCTTTCAAACTTGCACACCCAGAGGAACCATTGCGCCTATAAAAGGAGGACGTGTAGATTCAAAGGCCGTTCAGAAAATTAGTTCTTCTACTGATGGATCGATTGAAGGAATTCAAGGATTTTTTAATCGTATTTTTCAACTTGCCAATAACAATGGATCTCAGGATACATTAGCGGCTTGTTTTGGAATTACACCGGCAGTAGCTCCTAAAAATCTCATGTTTCAATCTAAAAATTTTCCTAATCGATATATGAATACAAAAGGAGTTGGAAATCAGGTTGGATTAGACGAATCTAAATATGTTGTTTCAATTGGTCCTGGAATTGTAAATGGTACGGTTACACTTAGCCCTCCTGGATTTCCCAATCAGGTATTTCGTCATTCTAATTTTATACTTTCTACCAGTGTAATTGATGGTACGGATGGTCAAAAACAAGATTCATCATTTTATATTGTAAAGGGACTTGCTGATCCTGCTGGAATTAGTTTTCGATCCTATAACTATCCTGATCACTACTTACGCCATACTGAATTCGTATTTAGATTAGATCCCGCATCAACTAATCCAACTTATAAGAATGACGCAACCTTTTATAGAAAAGAGGTTTCCTTGAATAATAATACTATTGCTATTCGATCTAAAAATTTTAAGAATCGTTCCATAACTGCAAATGGATTGAATCAACAAGTTCGATTAGAAGATGGAATGAATTTGATGTCAATGACAACAGGAATTGCACCAAGAACTATTTCATTGGGGCCGCCGTATCAACCCTACCAAGTGTTTCGCCATTCAGGATTTATATTATATACAAATGCGATTGATGGATCTGATCTTCAAAAGCAAGATTCATCTTTTCGCGGAGTAGCAGGATTAGCAGATCCGAAAGGATTTAGTTTACAATCCTATAACTATCCAGATCGATATTTACGTCATACAGGATTTGGATTTAGATTAGATCCTAAATCAAATGATCCAACTTATAAGAACGATGCAACCTTTTACCAGGTATAAATAGGGAATGAAATATTGGATTGGATGTCTTTGCATTAGTTTACTTTTATTGATACTGCTGACCTCCTCTCCTATTGTAGAACGTTTTTCAGCTTCTGAACAAACTACTTTTGTTAAAATACAACGAGCAACACCTCCCTTGAATAGTGTATATGTCAATCCCGGATTAGCGACTGCTGCAGTAAATCAAGCTATGAATACGAGTGATGGATCTGTAGTTGATTATACAAAAAAGTTTCAAGAGGATCCGATGATTAAATTTCGTTCGAAGGATGAACAAACATGTCGATTAGCCCGGCATCCAAATCAACTTACACGCGAACCTACCGCAAAAGGTGGATGTGGTTGGTGGTTTGTTCCTGATGGCCTCAGTATTGGAACCCTTGGAACTATTGCAGGTCCTGCTGATCGTAATGTTCCTCTCCAACATCCTACTGGTACATGGTACTGGAATTTAGAAGATGCAGCCCGTATGGAAGATATTAAACTTTGTAAACGGATTACTCTTTGTGAAGCTGTTACATCTGATTGTGGATGGTGTGACTCGCAGGGTCATGCAGTTCCAGTAAATTCTGATGGAAGTGTTAAATATCCTACTGATGATACTGGATCTTGTAGTACTCGACCCTTTACTGGAGGCTCTTGTCCTTCTCCTATAGCACCTCCTTCTGAACCTATTCTGGATACAAATGGAAATATTGTAGGGGAGACAACTCCTCCTGCACCTGTTTCCATTTGTGCACCTCGCAATGGAAAACTTACCCGAGAATGTTTACTGGCCTTAGCGTCTGCTCGTGGTTGCACTCCGACTGGATCTCTTTACCAGATGATAGCTCGTGGATCTTCTCCTACTGAAAGTGATCGTGTAGCCATGAATATTCTTTCTAAATCCAATGTTGTGACTCTAACCCCGGATTTGTATGGGTATGGATCTCTTTCTATTGGTACTGCTTTATCCGCATATACAACTCTAAGTAATGCAATGGTGAGTGGTAAATCCAAACAAATTCGACAGGCAGCCCGATATTTAGCGATTGGTGGGGAAGAGATCAATCTTTGCGATGTAGGGGAGGATGCATTGGGTCCCTTTTCTCCTGAATGTTTGGGTCGCGCCTTCCGTGAAGCTGGTTGCCAACCGTCTGGTGCTAAATATCCTCGCGATAATTCTAAGGTTGTAGGACTTCCTTGGGGCAGCGTTAAAAACTCCTACCGAACTTTGGCTGGATCCATGTATTCTACGGATGCATTTGCCCAAGCGGATGCGGTAAAAGATTGCATTGGGACATCCTTAAATATTTTTACACAAGTATAAATAGAAATGCCCCCCGTTCATGCTAACATGTCTCATATTCGGACGGATAAAGATCGTGTAGAGATTTTTCATACAATGGTGAATATGATAAATACAACAATAAAAGATGCTTCCCGAACAGATTATATTGTATTAAACATTGTTAAACAACTCAATAAGGAAGATATTCTGTATGAGGGAAAATACTATGGTTTTGAGAGGTTTATTAGCAAATTAGAACAGGATACCCGAAGGGGATTTATTTTTAGTGCAAGGATTCGTGACGATGATCAGTTAAAGACAGTTTTAGTAAAACTGATGTCGGCCATTCGTAATGTAATTGGAAAAAAGGAAGTTACAAAAGAACTAGAACGGTTTCTAGAAACAGAACATGGGTACGATATTTCTAATAAACTATCAGTAAATTTATTAAACTTTCTTATTAACTATCGTTATTATGATGGATTTGATACACTCGAGTTTTTGGATATCATTTATCCTGAATTAGCTCAGGAGATTCAGCGTAAGAAGATTGCAGATCCTCCTCATATTTTAAATGCGGCAAAGGAAACTGCTCCTAAACAGGGACCTCCTCGTCGTCCCGATCCCCCTGCACAATCCGGTGGACGTCGTTCTGCGCGTAGTAGAAAGGGCTACCCGTTTGGAGCAAAATCCAAACGCAATCGTACACGTAGGCATTAATCTCCGCGAAGCGGAGATTAATGTCAATGGCTAGAAGAATACCTTAGGTATTCTTCTACGCCGTCGGCATTAACGCCTTCGGCGTTAATGTCAATGGCTAAAATTGGACCGTAGGTCCAATTTTACGCCGTCGGCATTAATCTCCGCTTTGCAGAGATTATTGTCAATGGCTAAAAATATAATTATTAATTAGAATGGGATTTAAAGATCCTCAAGATATTATTAATTCATTTCATGAAATGATAACATCCATATTAAATACAATTAAATCATATAAAAAAGATAAAATTCTAAATTTAGAAGTTATTAATGAATTAGAAAAAAAAAGATTTACATATGACAATAAAGAGTTACCTTTTGTAGAATATTTAACTGCTATTGAAAATGATACACAATATAAAAAGGGATATTTTTATAATACTCCTTCTAAAATTCAATCCTACAAAGAATTAAAACCTTTATTGAAAACAGTATTAGATTCAATTAAATCTGTAATTCCTAAATACTCTCTTAGAATACTTAATTATATTAAAGAAAATAAACAATATGATATTTCAACTGCACCTCTTATTAATATTTTAAATGTATTAATTAATTTTTATCGAGAAACAAATATGTTTGACACTCTTACATTGATTGATGCCATATGGCCTGAATTAAGAAGTCAAATTGTTACAAAAAATATAAATGTAAAAATATATTTTAATAATGTTCCTAAAAAAAATTTTACACGAAATAATCCTGCAAGAAATAATCCTCCAAAAAATAATCCTGCAAGAAATAATCCTCCAAAAAATAATCCTGCAAAAAATAATCCTGCACAAAATAAAGGAACGTATCCTTTCGGTGCAACACGGCGGAGGCAGCGGCGTAGAATTGGATTATAGATACAATTTAATATCTAAGGAATACATATATAGTATATATAATTCCTAGGATGCTAACAATTACTTGTTCTTTGTTTGATTATATTACAAATAAATGGAATCAAATAATTCCACGATCTTTGGATGATCAAATTGATCGATTTGCAGAAAATGTTTGTATTAGTATATGCGTTATATCGGTAATTCCTTTTACACTTTGCTATGATATTACTTATGAAATTGGAAAAGATTGTTATCGATGGAAACCTGAATGGGAAGAGAAGGAAGAGGAGAAGGAAGAGGAGAAGCTCCTGCCTCCACGTCGAAGTGCTCGATTAGCTGAAAAGAGAGCTAAGAAGCTTTTATAGTACTTTCTTGAATTACAATATCTTTTTCTAATAAAGGATGAAATAGATATTTCATACTTTTAGTCATGGTCGTAGGATGATCTTTATCTTGAGGAAACCAGTAACAAGCTTGTGTAAATCCATTTTCCTTTTTATTTAATTCACAATCAATGGCAGATGCTTTCATTACATTTAATATAGATGTATTGAGATGTTCTTTTGATTCTGCAATTTGTAAAATGGTTTGATCGGTGGTGAGAGATTTATCTTTAATTTTAAATGTTTGGATAACAGTTCCCTTTTCTAACTGTTCTTTACTGAATTTCATAATATAAAAAAAAGTATCTACTACACGATCTTCAGGAGGAAGATCTGCATGAGAACAGATACGAATTGCACGACCTTTTACTTGATCTGTACGCACTTTGTTCCAGTAAGGTTCCATTATATGGACTTGCCGAACATTACTTAATGAAATCCCTTCTGCACCGGATTGAGTAATCATGAAGACTTTTACAATCATTCCATCACGATTATGATCTTGTCCTACAAGGGCCTTTACTTCTTCTGCTAAAGAAGAAGGCATTTTAGACCATTCTGCATTAAAAATGGCTTTTAAAATATCTCGTTTTTCTTTGGTAACACTTCCAGTATATTGGATGTAGCGAGGACGTTTTCCACCTGTTTTAGTAGATTCTTTAAGACGCCAAGATCCTTTTCCATCTGTTTCAATTTCCATAGCTCCATAATTTTGTTGCTGTTCTAAGGCCATGCTAAATAGTGTTACGCCCTCTAACGTAATAAATTGAGTATAGATTAGAACTGGACCAGGAGATGGAAGTAATGTATCTAGCATTTTTTGATATTTTGGACTATAATTTTGTAATTTTCCTTTTGAAAAATATTCTTCCTTTTTTTCTTTAAATTTTTCAATGGCTTCTTGAATTTTAGTTTCATAGGTTATGTCTTCAGGTACATCCTCAGACGGTGTCTCAGGTTTTGCCTCAGGCACAGGTTTTTCTGTTTTTACATACGAAGTATCTCCTCTATAGGGATCTGGTCCATATGATTGATCTTCAGCTACTTCCACATCTACTAACTTTTTTGCATGACTTGGTCGTGGTCGTACCATGTCTTCTGGAAATGCAAAATTACAAACGGCTCGACTAAAAATTTTAAAAGTTGCACTTACTTTTTTAGTAATTAAAGAATACATTTCAGAACCTCCTACCGCAGAAGAAAACTGTCGTCCCTCTTGATCAATCTCTTGTTTACGAATTTCTGTATAAGCTCCCAGTTGTAAATTACTCATATCTAATTCAAACGTTGTATCTGGATTTGCTTTTGCCATCATATTTGGATCTTCACCTTTATAATAAGAAATGAGACCTGATAATCGAGACATAAGAATGAATTTACGATCTTGACGAACTTCAAATTTAATAGGATCAATAAATGTTTCTTCAAATTTTTCTGGTAAATCAGGCAACCGTGTGGTGCAGGTAAACACAGGAGGTCCCAGAGAGGGAATCTCTTTTTTTAACCGTTCAAAAAGAGCTGGTAAATTTCGCTCTCTGTGAATCTCCTCCTCCTCTCCCGCTAACGATTCATCGCGTAGAAGTCCTTCTGGTACTTTCTTAAATCCACTTGAAATAGGAGTTAAAATAACTTCTGCTGCTCCTCCATCCTGTACAGACGTTATTTCTACAAAATCAATTTCTGGATGACCTTCTAAAATTTTAAGAGTTGCATCCTTTTCTCCCAATGGAATAGATGCTTTTATAATTCGTATATCTCCTCCTAATAAGTTTGCTAAAATTCCAATCTCCTGTGGAAAATTAATGATAGGTGTTGCAGATAATGCAATTATCTTAGCTCCTACTGCATTGCATAACATTCTATAAAGTAAATAAGATCTACTATATTTTTTAGGAACTTTACAATACGCTGGTATATAATTAGCTTCGGCTTTAGGATAGGAATGAAATTCTGGTTTTTTAGGATCATTATATAGTTTATCTAAATCACTATTATTAATCATACGAATCAAGTTATGGACTTCATCAATTACAACTGTAGCTCCATCAAACATCTGTGGAGTATTACACGCCCACTCTCGTACAGTTTCCCCTTGTAATCCATTGTAGTTTATAAATTGAAATCGTTCTTCAATATGTGCTTCAATTTGACTCCTAATTTCATCCTGATCTGATCCTGATAATGTTTCAAAGTTGGATGGTTTCTCTGGTATAGGAACCCAAGCTCCCTTTCGCCGTTCAATCAATGTTCTTGATAATTTAATAACATTTAGTAAAAAGGCTAATTCAGGTGTAATTTCTTTCGTAGAAGGAATTGGCATAAATTCCCAAAAATTGTTGGTTCTGAAAAGAAAGGGTCCACATTTTTGAATTTCAGCAATGTAGTTAGGACGCAGGGATGCCGGTGTCATAATAATAACAGGACCCGTCGACATCAACGCTTCCATGGCGGCAATTGAAGTGCAACTCTTTCCGCTCCCTAACCCATGATTGACTAGGATTCCACGAAAAGGAGAAGCTCGTTGCATGTAATCTCGAATTAACTGTTGATACTTGAAAGCCTTCTGTTCCCCCTTTGAAGCCGACTTAATGGATTCACAGGCCTTGGGGTCAAACTCTTTGGGACGTTCTTTCAAATAATAAGCTCGAAATGTCTGCAACATAAAATTGGCAAAAGCACGTCGAGTGGTTGGAACCGTTGTTGTAAGTTTAATACCTACAGTATCCTTTTCAATCTCCTTTTTAATTTTAGATTCCAATTCAACTAAATTACTGGAAGGAGCAGTTGTACTTACCAGTGGAACTATAGGGATTCCAGTTGGTGCCTTTTTTACATCTAATATTTCTTTTGTTGATTCCTTGCTATTATTTACTACTTCTTTGGTTTTATTTAGTTCTGTAGCCTCTTTTGCATCTTTTGCATCTTTTGCATCTTTTGCAACCGTTGCTTCTTTTGCATCTTTTGCAACCGTTGCCTCTTTTGCATCTTTTGCAACCGTTGCTTCTTTTGCTTCTTTTGCAACCGTTGCTTCTTTTGCATCTTTTGCAACCGTTGCTTCTTTTGCAACCGTTGCATCTTTTGCAACTGTTGCTTCTTTTGCAACCGTTGCTTCTTTTGCAACCGTTGCTTCTTTTGCAATCGTTGCCTCTGGTTTGACTTCCTGTCCAAAGGGTTGTACAGCTGTATATGTTTCTAACATATGTGCTAGTTCTGGTGGATCGGGTGCCACAATCATCTTATCACGTGAAAGAGGTGCCTTGAATCTGGGCGGGGGCATTCTAAATAACAAAGAGGAAAATATCAACAAGATATTTTCCTCCTATTCCTCCACCTCTAACATCTGCAATGCCAATCGTGAAGCTTCCTGTTCCGCCACTCGTTTGTTGCGAGAGGTAGCCGTTACTAGGACGCTTCCATCTGGATTCAATACCCCCATTGTAAAAGTACGATCATGCAAGGGTCCCACAATAGCAACTTCCTTGTACTTAGGAGGTTGATGAAATCTAGATTGATATAATCGTAGTAACTGATCTTTAAAATTATTATCCTCTGCAATCAAAGATGTAAAATCAATTTCCTTTTCAAATAATGTAATCAACCATGTTTGCACTTTTTTAAACGCTGTACCAGCATCCTTCTTCACCGCATCCAAATAAATAGCCCCTACCCACGCCTCTAACATCGATCCTAGGATCCTTAGATTCTTTCTTCCATTGCACATCTGTTCTACATGTCGACTCAAGACAATCCATTTTCCAAATCCAATAAGTGTTGCTAATTCACCCAATGATTTATTGTTCACTAATCTCGTCCTTAACCGTGTCAAGAATCCTTCATCCGCTTCTGGATATCGTTCATGTAAATACAAAGCTATTACACATCCAAGTAATGAATCTCCAACAAATTCAATAGCTTCATTATCCGCTAAACAAAGGGGCATACATCCTTCCGGTCGTGGAACTACAACTACAACTTCTTCTGCAGAACTCAAAGGACCCTCTGGACGATCAACATAACTTCGATGAATACAAGCCTGACGAAATAATTCCATACTGGCCGGTTTCTCTTTGAGCCCATAGGTGGTTAAAATACGTGTAATCTCGCCATCGGGTATAACCCGATTGGCGAGATTCCAGGGATTGTACGAACGTTCTGTCGTCATCTCTACTTCTTTTATGAAATATTTCTTTATGCGTATAAATATCAATTTAAGATTCGATATCCTAAGAGGGGGCAAAAGTAATAATCAAATATAGCAATGGTACTTCAGGTCGTAGAACCCCCCCTCTACTTCCTATGAACCCATAAATAAAATCATAGGCAGCTTTGCATATAGTTCTTTTCTCTTGTTGGTTTCCAACTGAAGAAAAGCGGTAAAGCCGTAATAAAATAAAATTATGGGTAAGAAATGCAAACACTGCAGCCCCCTCTATCCTGGTATTATATGTGGAGTCCTAAATTTGAAGTTTTTCACCGAATTATTCAATCCACCTTTACCGATAAGGATGTACAACTCCATCCAATTTATCTAGATCAATCTCACTTTGATAAAGAACTTTACAAGGCCAAGGGACAACATCATTGGTCCGGTTGTGTTCTCAAACTAGATCTTCTTTTGGAACGGATGCGCCTCACCGAACACAAAGGAAAGTATATTGTATTCAGTGATGCTGATATTTATGTAAGGCCTGGAATTGCCGACAAGTTGAATGAATCCATCAAAGAAGGAAACGATATGTATTTTCTTCAAGAAACGTTTACGGATGCAAGGGCTAATATTGGTTTGAATCTTCTTAAATGCACAGAAGAAGTTTGCAAATTTTGGGAAGGAGTTCGTGAAGAAGTTCTCCGAGAAGGAACTCATGATCAGCTGGTCACCAATCAGCATCTTGTAAAAACATCCCTCTCTTGGAAACTATTGGATCAATCTTGCATCAACTCTAACATGGTGAATCATTCTAATAAAGATAAATTGTTATATTGTCAAATGCTTTGCTCTTGCCGTGGCTATGAACCCGATATGGCAGAAAAACTCTTTAGTTATCTCAACTTCTTTTCACTCGAGCCCTATCTAGCCTTTATTCCTCCTCCCATTCAGGCGTTTTTAGCCAACATGCATGAAGCATTTAAACTTCCCGTCCCCCCTTACATTATATATCGATTCGGATGAAAGTCTTGATCAGCGATTACCATGCCGGTTGCCAACTGTGGCAACAGGCTCTCCTCACCGAACTAGGTCATACCGCTGTTATTAATAGTTTTTCGGGTCATCAATTTCTGATTGAAGACTCTAAAAAGCAAGATTTAACTCCCATTTCTAAAAAAATAATTCCTGCACATAATATTCAACCCGTGCTAGAGTCGGTAGGAGAGTTTGACACAGTTGTCGTCAGTTTTCCTCCCAAAGCAATTGATCTTTACAAGAATATAGCCTTCAAAAAACCAAAGATTCTAAATTGTGGTCATCGTCTTCATATTCATACTCGTCATGATCTTACCTTTGTAAAAAACTTGGTAGAACGTGTAGAAAAGAAAGAAATTCTTCTCTGCTCTATGTCCAAATATGATACTGAATATATTAAACATTATACTGGAATTACTCCCATTCAACTAGAGGTTGCTTGTTTTCATCTTCCTCGCGACTTGATCTACAAACCAACTCGCAAAGAGATTCTCATTTCGCCCGTTCATGCCTCCTCCGTCCTCCCCTTTGCATCCGTGGCGCAAATGAATGAACTGGCGAAAGGAGACTTCACCTTTTGCAATGTAAAAGACATCTATCCCAAATATACTTATTATGATCTGATGAATCATCCGGCAACCGTTCTCTTCCCCTATTCCGTCTTTTCCATTTCTATGATTGAACTTTATGAATCGAATATTCCTATGTTTGTTCCTACAATTCGTCTTCTACTCGAAACAGGATTAATGAATGATGTTAGTATTTTTCCATTGTATGGACCGTTGGACGAAATGAAACGGATTGATACCCCTCACCCAGACTCTCCCCATCGGTACAGTCCTAACTCCCTCAAAAAAGAGGATAAAGAATATTGGCTTCAATATGCCTATTTTAATACCAAAGAAAATGTTATTTATTGGGATTCACCGGCTGATCTTTTTGCAAAATTGAAAACTACAAATCTTCAAGTGGTTAGTGATCGTATGAAGGTGGAGAATGAGCGTCACCGTGCTACGCAGTTAGAAAATTGGAAAATTGTTCTTTCTATGCTACTCTAACAAATATGGTTGTATACGAAGTAAATTGTCAATAACTTCTTGAGCATCTTTTTTAGAAAACACTGGATGAATTACAATAGCCTCTAATCGATTTAGGACAGAATTAAACGTCTCCATTTCTATTATTGTCTCTTGTGAATATTCACTATTTGATAAATTATGGTCCATAGACATATCCTCTAAATCATCTCTTATTTCAAGAATAATATTAAAAACAAGCGAATGGGCTTCATCCGCTGGAGTAAGCCGTCCTATTTTTGAATTTAAAATATTTCTACCATTTTCAACACCTCCCTCTCGATATACAACATCTGTATATGGAAATCCTTCAATACCAGTATGAAATAAAAATCTAATAATATCTCCCTTGCTTCCTGCACATGGATTCTGTTTATCTCCTGTAAATGTATGTTTTTCAATAACTGCAATTTTATATTTAGGATCTATTAGATCTGGACGATGTACATTAACAATTGTTCCAATTGGTAGTCCACTCATTCTATTTTATGTAAATAACTTCTGATACGCCTTTAAGGCCTGGTAGGATTGCTCAGGAACAAAGCGTTGAATCGCTTCTGGATCCGTCGCCAGAGCGTTAATGAGTTTTGAATTATTCAGATAGCCTGGAACTTCTTTTGAAAAATCAACTAAATAATCATGTTCATTCCGTTCCTGCACCACCGTAGCCTTGTCATAGACTACGGTGTGCCCCTTAGCCTGAGCATAATACGATCCCCAAATATCATCCATACGTCCCACCTGTGGAAACAAGAAATAATCCTTCATGGCATCACGTGTAAAAAAAGTATTTTGACTGTTAAAAGGGCTGATGACCGATCCACAAAATGGAAAACACTCATCATTGAATTTACAAACGGGGGCCACCGTGAGACGAGAAATAGCATCGACATCAGGATCCCCATCCCAGAAATTAGCTTGAATGGTTGGCTTTGTAATCATTGTTTCAGAGGTGAGTGAATTCTTTTTGAGGATCATATCCAACGGGTAGCCACGATGCCACAACTCTTTGTGATTGGTGGCCGAAAGGGGGTCAAATACGGATACATCGGTTGGAGTGTGGCACACAATCGGCTGAGGAACTCCTAGGAGGAGACTGTTGCCCCATCCAGCCTTCGGTACATTATCATCGTCAACACTGGCAATGATGGTGGCCCCCCTGCGATAGGCCTCAATGTAGCCAATGTTTCTCCGCTGGATGCAATTCCAACCCAAGAGATCACTCAGTTCTTTGTAGTGTGTCTCTTGGTACTCAGGATCCAAGTAGAGTAGATTGGGCATAGCGCGGTAGGAGTCGTGGGGAGTTTTCTTATCACCGACAACGATCAACTGCCAACCGGATAGATCGGCAAAAAGTTTGACCGCTTTACTAGGTTCAAAAATAGTTGTGGTGACAATAAAGTTCATTTATGATAACAATGACTATTTTAAGAGAATGGGAACGCTAGGGGCACGAACCACTCTTTCGAGTGTAGTAGCCGTCGTTGTAGTCAGGCGATTCAAGGGCGATTACAAACCCTCCAATACACATGACCACTCCAAAGAGAAGGACGCCAAGTCCTATAAAAGAGAAGAGGTTGGACCAGAGAAAGAGGAGGGTGGTCCCTACCAACAAGTAGAGACCGGACCAGAAGCCGTCCCAGAGTAGGACTGGGAGGCTGAGAACCTGGCCGACTAGCCAGAGAAGCCATGAAACTGGCCAGGATGTGCAAACATGGATGATGCCTTTTGCAATCACGGGAAGTGCGCAGAAGAAGAGTTCCATGGCGGCCAGGAAGGACGTATTCTATAGTTTAAAAAACTGACTTCAATTTTATAAAGATATCCCGCTTCGCGGGGTATCTTTATAAATTTTATAGCAAATAACCAATTTTATAAATCCGAAAAAACATCCAGTGCATTTCGAATAGCAGCATCCATGTTAAAATATTTATAATTGGCCAACCTTCCAACAAAGTGTATATTAGCTCCCTCCTTTGTTTTATTATGTTCTTTTGCTAACTCTTGATACATTTGGTAGATTCTTTGATTTTCAGGAGTCGGTACAGGATAATACGGCTCTCCAACATCAGTTGTCTTCTCGTGTACCAATACGGTATAAGGAGAGTATTGATGTAAAAAATGTTTGTATTCTACGGTACGGGTGTAGGGGGTTGAAGGAGAGGGATCATTTACCACGCTATTCGGAAGAATCGTTCCTTCACATTGTTTATATTCTTTTACGAATTCAATCGATCTGTATTCTAGTTTTGGAAGTCCTTTAAAATAAGAATCGATCGGTCCTGTATAAAATAAATACTTGGTGGGTTGATGAATGGAAGGATCATATGAGGTGTTGAGATGAATTGTAATATTTGGATGCGTTAACATAGCTTCTACAAACTTTGTATAACCATCTTGAGGAAGGGCTTGGTATTTATCATCAAAGTAACGATCATCAAAAGTAGATCGCACTGGGATTCTAGCTAGAACGGAAGGATCTAATTCTCTTGGATGTTTATTCCATTGTTTAATGGTGTAGGGAAGGAATAATTTTTCATACAGATCTTTTCCAACACGAGAGAGGGCCATTTCTTCACTATTGCTGGGACATCCCATGACGGGAGGAGAAACTTGATTCAATTTCAACCACTCTAACATCTCCTCCTCGGATTTCAGATTGGCTTCGCAAAGTTGATTGACGGTTGTTGCATTGACCGGAATGGGAACATAGGTCGTATTATCGATCTTAGCAACGACTTTGTGATCCCATCGAATCCATTTTGCAAATTTCTGAATGTAAGCCCAAACTTCTTCATCATTTGTATGAAACAAATGAGCCCCGTATAAATTCATACGAATACCAGTGACTTCATCTTCATAATCGTAGACATTTCCACCCACATGGTTCCGCTGATCAATCACGGTGACTTTATAGCCTTTATTGGCATATCGTTCGGCCAAAGTGGCTCCACTGAGCCCTGCTCCTACAATCAAAACATCCATTTCTATGTATAGATGTTTTGATTCTACTGAAAAAACGAAAATGTAAAATTAGATCGTTAATATTGATTATACAACCATCCTTTGTGAGGTAGATTATCTTCCATATATTGTTTACTTACTAAATATAGTAAACAACTGTATAAAACTCCTGCTGTTAGCAAACCAAATACAACAGGAAGATCCATTTTATTTACGTGTTAAATGGATATAAACTTTATATCAATTTTAAAAATATTTTAAAAATATTTGAAACTTATAAGAAGGAAATTAAATCTTTTGTATTATATTTTTCTTTCAACAAATCATATTTTGTTAATATACATGTTTGACACAGTCTCCTTGTCCCGCTATTAAATATTGCTAAATATCCTGTTTTACTACACGATATACATGGTTCTGGATGTATTTTATACATCGATAACGGTATATTTGATATCCAACTTTCCTTGCTCCTTGATTTTACAACTTCATATTGTGCTTTCATATCTTTATCGTCAGTATAAAATTGCTGAAAATCACAAGGAGTATTCACCTGTAGGTCTGAACAGAAATCACCCCATACGTTTTTTAAAGCACATTCAAAATATATTTTAGTTTTATCTTTAGTTAACTTAACTTCAGAGGGAGTATAACATTTGCATAATGGTCGATCAACTATAGTATCCACTGGTATAGATTCTACTGGATTTCTTGCATGACACATTCTACCTTCTTTTTCACTTGCCCACTTATACATAGCAACTGTATCATCTAATGTTTCTCGTGTGTATTTACCACCTCTTACCTTATACCATTCTAATCCACCTCCATACGAATCATTTTCTCGTCGCTCATATAAAAATCGTTCTGTGATATGATTTTCTATTAGAAGATTATCTCCTTCATTCTCCCAGTCGTCCAAAATAAATCTATTGTATTCACCTGATTTAATTGTATTTCTATATCTCATAAATGAGTGATTTTCATTTACTTTATACAATCCAATCAATTTAATTGGTTTATGTTTAATTGTATTAGAACCTCCACGACTTCGTAAATGTTCATTAAATCTTCTAAATAATCTTATTGTTTCACCAACATATAAATAATCATCCTCGCATTCAAGAACATACACCCAATGGACCATTGTTACTTATATAATGCTATATGTTTAAAACATTCTATATTATTCATGTAAACTTAATACCAATCTCGTGTTGGAAGTGATGGGGCAAACTGCCTTTCAAGATTTGGTGTAAATTTGTTAAAATCACGATAATTGAACACTCTGTTATTATCATAATCCGCTACTCCCTGCTTTGCAAAGTAAGGATCCGATGTTCCATGATCAAAAATCTGCATGGATGCCTGAGGGGGGATCCATCCCCGTTGAACTGCTTCATCAATGGAAGTACCGTTATCAGCATCCGCCCATGTCTCCTTGCGGGGGGTAGGCCGTAATTCTGTAATCGCCCAGTTATTATCTGCAGTCTTTTCTACAACTGGTTCATATTCTTTGTTGGATCCAAATAACTTTTTTACCAGTTTGCCAATCATAGATGTTTCTTCTTCTTCCACATTCTTTGCCACTTCAGGAGGTTTGTAGGAGTTTAACATGCGTCGTTCATTCTGTTCTCGTTCATCTGTATTGGGTGGAAAGAGACCATCGCCCATCATATTTTTGAAAAACACGCCACTCTTTGCCTCGCGATAGACATTATCCAACCGTCCCGCAACAAACACATCTTCTTGTGCCGCTTTGGCTTCCGAGTTAAATGGTAACTGCGACCAGTCCGTTTTGTATTTATTTGTCAAATCATTGATAACGGCGGTGGACATGGCCCCATGGCGAGAATTTCGTTCATTTTCATACACATTGGTACGATCATAGTCATCCACACTATTGATGGGAGTTGTATCCCAAGGACGATCTACGTCGGATTCAGTTACCACGCGTGTCGCATTTTGTTGATTGACACCACTGGGGCCAATCGCACCAACTCCTAGCCCCCCTAACACACCTTCCACAGGAGATCTGTATTCTTTGACTTGAGGAGGGATGCAGAGCTTTCCAGTTGAATACTGATCCGCTAAAGCACTTACATATTCTGATAAGTTTTCAAAGGTCTTATCTCCCGGTAGAACGTGAATCTTACCATCCGATCCTCGTGTAGCATCTGTAAAACAACCGGGTACTTGGTCTGATGTAAAATCTTCTACCGTTGTCATTTGAATCATAATAAATAAAATTGCAACAGTTATAACCAATAAAATAGTTACAAAAAATATAACGGGTAGTTTATCTTTAGCAAGTAGAAAAATTAGTATATAAATTACTATGGTGCCCAATATAATATATATTAAATTTGTTTCAATAAATGAATCAAAACTATCCATCTCTCTGTTCTTATTCACTTCTTTTTTCAAGGGCAAAGTCTCAATTATGAAAACGAAAAGCCAATTAGAGTGATGCCTTCGTCGCGTCGTACACGAAAATCAAAACGAACCTTGGATGTTCGCTCCGAGAAAGATGTTGAAAAACTAAACTCTCTTATGAATCAAGCACCGTTTACTCTTGTTTTAATTTATGCTGATTGGTGTCCTCATTGTCACGAATATCTTCCTACCTGGGATGAATTTGCAAATCTACCGGGACGAAATGCAAACATGGCCAAAGTTCATTTTGACATGCAAGAAAAAATTCCAAATATTGCAAATGCCAAGATCAATGGGTATCCTTCTGTTATCAAAGTTAAACCCGATGGAACCATTGAAGAATTCAAGAATGAATCCGGTGAATCTACCAATGCACTCCCTAATATGCGAGATAAGAATGAAATGATAAAAAATTTAATGATAAAGCCCGTGAGTGCAAATAACGTGTTTGGAAAAAATCGTTCTAACAAATTGCGTAGAAATTGGAGAGTTCTTTCAAAAGAATCAATTGAAACTGATGCAAAAGAGGCTGCGGAGGCTGAAGAAGCTGAAGAAGCTGAAGAAGCTGAAGAAGCTGAAAAGGCTGCAGAGGCTGCAGAAGCTGAAAAGGCTGCAGAGGCTGCAAAGGCTGCAGAGACTGAAAAAGCTGAAGAGGCTGAAGAGGCTGAAGAAAAGGAAGCGGCAAAAGAAGCAATTCAAGAGGGAGCTAAAAAGAAGAATAAAACGAAGAACATTAATATTCATACTGGAGTATTAACTTCAAAAGATGTATTTGAAACGGAAAATGAATTGATTAAACAGCGAGGAGGACGACGAAAGAAGATTAAATCTTTTTTATCAGGAGGAACTTTATTAAAAGATCTTCATGAGCTCGGAAAGTATCTTAAAAAATGAAGACTTATATAAAATAGAAAGGTCTGTATAAAATGGAATTTGAATGTTTGGATTCCTTTGGCCGCGATATTCTTTTAGAAAAAGAGGATGAATCCGAAGCAGACTCTTGGGATGACGAAGAAGAGCGCAAAGATGGTCCGAATGAAACGGATGCTAGACGTGAGTATCAGATTCTTCTCTTTGGCTCTACAGCAAAAGGTAAATCAATTTGTGTACAAGTAGAAGGATATCGTCCTTCTTTCTTAGTGGAACTTCCATCTGGGATACCACCTAGTAAACTAAAAACATTCTCCTCTTGGATGTTAGAGTCCATCCATCCATCGGCAGCTTCACGTGTGACATTCACCCATGAACGCCATAAAACTTTATGGGATTATAATGGAGAAGCTCTCTCTGATTTTATTCGAATTGATTTTCCATCCATCTCTTTATGGAGACGTTGCATTGATTTATTTTGGATGAAACCTACCAAAGATAGAAAAATTGGACGCATGTCCGTTCCTATGGAACTTTCTCCTTATAAACTCTTTGGAGTAGCAGGACCTAAAATAACATTAAAACTATATGAAGCTAATTTGGATCCTTTATTGCGATTCTTTCATGAGCGGAATCTTTCTCCTGCTGGTTGGATGTCTCTGACCGATGCTGGAATGGCTGATACAACTGAAGCGAATACATCTCACTTTGTTACATGTGATTGGAAAAAAGTAACACCTCTTACACGTGATCTTCATGCTCCTTTATTGGTAGCATCATGGGATATTGAGTGTATGAGTGCACACGGTGATTTTCCGTTGCCACAAAAGACATGGCGAAAACCAGCTCGTGAACTGATTGAACAAAAGATTTCAACCTATGAAGGAGTTTGTGAAGCTATTACTTCAACATTCCTTACAGAAAACCCATTGAGTTCCATTCATTTAAAAAATAAATCTCCTCCTCCTGTATCAATTGATTCACTTCTTTCAGAATCAAAAAAAGAAATTATAGCTGCATTAAAATCAAAAGATATTGATGCCTTGGAAGAGACTCTAACATGTGCTATGCCTAGTATTGAAGGAGATCAAATTATTCAAATCGGTGTAGTTCTTTATCGTCAAGGAGCTCCTGTAAAAAAACATATATGGGTCTTAGGAGGATGTGATCGTGATACAGTTCGTCCTCCAGGAATAGAAGTTCCTATTGATGTCTATGTCTTCTCTGAAGAATCTGCATTAATTAAATCCTTTAGCAAATGGGTGGGTACAACGGATCCAGATGTTATGATTGGCTACAATATATTTGGCTTTGACGAACGATTTCTATGGTATCGTGCCAAAGAACTTGGTATTGAATCCTGTTTAAAATCCTGGAATCGATTAACCACCGTTAAAGCAGCCTTAGAAAAGAAAGAACTTTCCTCTGCTGCAATGGGGGATAATACTATGTATATATTAAAATCAACCGGTCGTCTTCAGATTGATCTCATGTATCACATTAAAAAGAATCATTCATTAGATTCCTACAGTCTTGATAATGTCTCTGCTACATTTGTAAGTGGAGCTGTTCTAGGAAAAGTAGAAGAAATTAAAAAGGATGAATTTAGATTTGCCACCAAGTCAACCAAGGGAACTGTAGTTGGCCGATTTATTACCCTCTTAGATGAGGAGAATGATCGTGTCATTGATCGCTGTGAAGTAATTGGGGTAGAACCCAAGGCTCTAATGGTTCGAATGGAGGATGGTAAAACAATGTTGGAAGAGCATGGAGCCGCAGCAGTTCGATGGGCGCAGGTAAAAGATGATATTACTCCTCAACAGATCTTTGACTCTCACCGAGGTACAAACAAAGATCGAGCCATGATTGCTAAATATTGTTTGCAAGATTGTGATCTAGTGATGGAATTATTTAATAAATTAGATGTTTTAAACAATGCTTTTGCAATGGCAAATGTTTGTTCCGTTCCCGTTGGATATATCTTTACTCGTGGACAAGGCATTAAAATAGAATCTTTGATATTCAAATATGCCAGAAGTGAGGATAAATTGATGCATGTATTGCCTTCCGCTTCTCGCGGTTCTGATGACTCTGACGATCCCTCTTACGAAGGAGCAATTGTGTTAGAGCCCAAAACAGGTATTTACATTGATCAACCGGTCACAGCATTAGACTTCTCTTCACTATATCCTTCCACTATTATTAGTGAAAACATTAGTCACGACACGTTAATTTCATTAAAAGAAACAAAAGGAAGTGTGACACGAATTATTGGTGGCTCTGACAAGTTTGATAACTTACCAGGAGCTATGTATGTAGACATTGAATATGATTTATTGGTACCGGATCCTGATAGTTCTTTAAAACATCCACCCAAGGTGAAGATGGGAACTCGTGTTGCACGGTACATTCAGGTTCCTGTCAAAGGGCGTGACACGGTTGGAAACGAAGGGATGATTCCCAAAATTCTCAAGATGTTATTGTCCTCTCGTAAAGCGGCCCGAAAAGAGGCCGAGAAAGAGCCTGATGAATTCAAACGGGCTCTATTGGATGCCAAACAATTAGCCTACAAGCTAACAGCAAATTCCTTGTACGGACAATTGGGTTCAAATACCTTTAAAGTTCGTCGGCAAGAATTGGCGGCGTCTACGACGGCCTACGGTCGTCGGCAATTAATGTTTGCCAAAGATTGCATTGAGAGGGTGTATGGTGCTGAGGTAACTGCTGTAGGTTGTAAAACTGCTGGAAAAGATCCACGCTGCTGTGCAGAATATGTTTATGGTGATTCTGTTACGGGCGACACGCCAATACTAGTTCGTCATCAAGGAAAAGATATTACTTTACCCATTCAAGAACTTGAATTGTTAGAGTCTGGAAACTGGATAACATATGGCGACAAAGAAGCTTATGAATTAACAGAATGTGAAAGTTGGACTGAAGATGGGTGGACTCGTATTAATCGAATCATTCGTCATCGAGTTTCAAAAGCTCTTTATAGAGTGTATACTCAAGAAGGACATATTGATGTTACAGAGGATCATTCACTTCTTACATCAAAGGGTGATATGATTACACCTGAACAAATTTCTATGTTATTAAAATATGATATGGAGGTTCTATTGCTTTCTAGTAAATTTACATATGGTGATGCTGTGAAAGGAGTTGTTTTAATTGATACCTTTGAAAAACCAATTGTATATGATCTTACAACAGAAAATCATCACTTTCAAGCCGGTCCAGAAGGATTGATAGTTCATAATACAGATTCTGTCTTCATCTCATTCAACCCCAAAGATCCTATAACAGGAGAATTATTGCATGGTGCAGCGGCCTTAGCGGCAGCCAAATCTCTAACGGAAGAGGCTGGAAAACTGGTGACGGGATGTTTGAGGGCGCCGCATGACTTTGAATTTGATAAAATCTTTCGCACTTTCTGTCTTCTGAGTAAAAAGCGATATGTGGGGGATATGAGTGAAGGAGATTTGGATGATTTCCACCGCAAGGCGATGGGGATTGTGATGAAGCGTCGCGACAATGCGCCCATAGTAAAATATATTTATGGAGGGGCGATTGATCGCATCTTGGATCCCACGCAAGGAATTCGATCTGCTTTTACATTTGTGCAGGAGACTGCTAAAGCGTTATTGCAGGAGAAACTTCCTATGAGCAAATTGACCATTACAAAATCCTTGAAATCAGAATACAAATTGGTACCGGCGCACAAGATGTTGGCAAATCGAATTGCAGAACGGGATCCAGGCAATGCACCGTCTACGACGGAGCGGATTCCTTTTGTGTACATTCTTCCGCCTCCTGGGGAAACTCCTTCTAAGTTGCAAGGAGATCGGATTGAGACGCCCTCTTACATCAAAGAAAAGAAACTAAAGATTGATTATCCCTTTTATATAACCAATCAAATTGCAAAACCTGTTGCACAGGTCTTTGGATTGGAGGTAGAAAAGTTACCTGGTGTGACGAAAGTAGCATTAGCAGCTACGGTGAAAGCCAAGGATCCTGTAGCAGCGCGAGAATCTCTTGCCGAGTCCTTACTCTTTGGAAAACTTTTAGTAGAGGCCGCACAGGCCCCTGAAACGATGGAACGACGTGGACAAAAATCAATTCTAAGTTTCTTAAAATAGATTCTTATAAAATTGATTAATTTTTAAATACCATTGTATATTTTTAATATACCATGGTATCCTTTCTGGAGATTGGAATTTTGCTTTTGGGTGTAGGAGTTTTGCTCTTTCTCTTGACTCTAACATCGTACTCTTGTCGAGTGAATGTTGTTGGAGAAAAGAAGTATCATCCTGCAAAATACGGAATTGATTATGTTGCAATAGCAATTAAAAATTATTTCTCTCCTCAAACTCAAAGTCTTGTTACAACAGAAAAGGAGTTTGAAACTTACAAACAAAACATTTCAAAGGAGGGATTACGTCAACGAAAGGAGGGAGGAGCTGTTTCACCTCAAATAGATTCAAATGATAAGTTCAAGTTTCTCTAGTTTCTCTAGCTTCTCGAATATCGATACGGCAGATAGGACATTTAACACTTGTTTCAAACCATCGATCAATACATTTTTTATGATACAGATGTCCACATGATTCAATCTCTCTCCAATCGGTTGTACTTTCTGGACAGGCGTGATCTTGACAAATTGCACAAATAGCAGAAACTTCTACTTCTGTATGAGGAGTGATGGAGGTAGCCCTAGTAATTTGTTCAGGGGTTGGACGAACCACAACGGGTTCTAGCTCTTCTAACATGGATAGAAGTTCATGGAGTCCGTCTCTTCGGCTGGGTTGCAAAAATGCAATTACATACTGAAGTGGATCTATAGAATGCACGGTTTGATATTCTAAAGTTCCTTGCATATAACGAATTGGAAAAAGGGTACGTGTTTGATTTCGAATATATTGAAATTCTGGAGATAGGGTTCCTTCTCGATAAAGTAGATCTGGAAATAGATTATGGATATCATCTAACAATGCGTATCCATAGTGTCGCCTATATCGATCCATTTTATCTATTCTATAGAATACTGTTTAAATATTTGTTACCGCTAAAATTTACCGCTAAAAATTGCTTCAAACCACCATCCCGTTTCACGGGATGGTGGTTCCTAAGGAATTATTTGACGGACAATAGGAGGGGGAGCTTTGCTCCCCCTCTTATTACCGCTAAAAATTGATGCCCTAAAGGTCTTTTAACAATATAGAAATATATACAATGTCTCATACGATGGAGAAAGTAGGTATACAAAATATTGGAAACACGTGTTTTATGAATGCAGTGCTTCAGGCAATGCTTCACACACCCATTCTTTGGAAACATTTCTGGAAGCCTTTTGTTCATTATGACAAGAGGGGTGAAGCTATTGCAAAGGAATTGCATAATGTATTTACGATGGCCTTAACGGCAAAGCCTCATGCAGTACGATTTCGTGGAGAGGTTCTTTCGATTCGACCTGATAAATTTATAGATGCATTTGAAGCTTCTGTAAAGGGGCATCGAAACATTCGGTATCGACGTGGAATTCAATTATGTTCTGCTGAAGTATCGCGATATTTATTGGACGTGCTTCATTCATATCTTTCGACACGTTTCATAATGGAAATTACGCCTGGATCAGGTGATTCAGCAATTATTATGCGTCAGACGCATTCTCTAGAAGCATTTATAAAGATGTATACGAAAAGTGAATCTGATGTTGAAAAGGGGATTGAAAAGGGATATTCAGAGATTGCTGATAAATTTCATGGACAAACTCAAATTATTACAATTTGTACAAATTGCAAAACGGTAAGTTCCGAAAATTATGAATCGTGGGAGATGCTCCCACTAGCTATTCCTGGATCGGATATTCATGGAGCAACCGCTCCTTCCCTTCTAGACTGTATTGCAGATCAATTTAATGATGAACTGGTGGATGATTATTACTGTGACAAATGTAAATTACGTGATAAAGTGTACGAAGCCTGTGTGAAAGCTCATGCTCCTCGCAATGGCAAGTGTTGCCGAGATTGCTACAAATTAGCAACCGGTATTAAGCGCAATCGAATTTCACGATTTCCTGAATACATTAGCATTGAATTGAAACGATATATGATAAATCCAATGACAGAAAGGAGTCATAAAGTTACTGGAGGAATTCTATGGAATTTGGATGATTTAAATCTGGAACCTTTTAGTGCCTTTCCTGAATCTCCTTTCAAAACACTTCCTCCACGATATAGAACCTATGCTGTGATTGAACACCAGGGACGAACTCCCGACAGTGGACATTATTATGCACGTGCTCGTCAAGGAGATAAATGGTTTGAATTCAATGATGATATTCCTGCAGAAGAAATTCTAAGGGAAGATGTTGTTACAAATAATTCTTATATTATCTTTGCTACCTCAGATCCCACATATGATTCCTTCTTTACAACTGAACTTCCTGCGTATAAGGCAGCTCTAGTAGGTGCTGCGGGAGGTGCTGGAGCTCCCTCTTAAAAGCGATGCTCCATACAGAAGATGAATTCTGTTGCAACAAATGTAAAAAATGCTGCAAACATAGCAGTTACCAATGTAAGAAATATAGTAGCACCTGAACAAAGAACTAATTCTTTTTACTATATTTTAATTATTTCCATGTTTCTTGTACTTGGTCTCCTTACTTATTTTTATATTCCTATTAAAACTTTTTTAGAAAACATGTTTTTTAGTGTGAAGAATATGTTATTTCCAAGTGTTGCTCCTGAAGAAACACCTCTTCCAATTTCTCCTGAAAATCATCCATCCGGTCCACCAGAGGCGGATCCTTTGACCCAAGTGGGATCTCATATTTCAAAACGGGAAGAAGTCTTTCATATTAGTAAAAACATTTATACTTATTCGGATGCTGCTGCAGTTTGTAAAGCATTTGGTGCCAATCTAGCAACTGAATCACAAGTAAACGATGCTTACAAAAAGGGTGCAAATTGGTGCAGTTATGGATGGATTCAGGGTCAACAGGCTGTCTTTCCTACCCAACAATCTACCTATGATTCATTGCAAAAGGGGTCGATTAATCATCGTGATTCTTGTGGAAAGGTGGGGCTCAATGGAGGTTACTTTGACAATCCCGACTTACGATTTGGTGTTACTTGTTACGGAATGAAACCAAGTTCTACAGCTTCCAACACTCTTACACCCAATGAAATGGCGTTGCCTCCTTCTGCTGAAGATATTGAATTTGAAAAGAAAGTGCAAAAGTTTCGCGATCAACTTGATACAACTACAGTGGATCCCTGGAATGGATCTAACTGGAGTTCATCTTAAACAATTCTTCCTATATTTTTATAAAATGGAGTACAATGGAGCAGGAGTATTATTTACAAATCGAAGAATTGCCTTGGCGGGATATCATCCCCAGAAAACATGTCTTTCCGGTCTTGGAGGAAAGAGGGAAGCTTCTGATCGAACACCTCAAGAAACTGCGTTTCGAGAGGTGTTAGAAGAATTATTTGGTCTATCTGTTGTGACTCGTTCAATACTAGAATCTCTTTGTATCGCATTTTCAAGTCCCGAAACTATGTTAGGATATTCAAACTACATTGTCTATGTTTATTCATTCAAAGATCTTACACGACTCTTACATCTGTGTAAGAGTCTTGGATTGGTGAGTCCCTTGTATTTATCCTTTCCCGAGACATTGGAAGAACTGCTTCTTCAACGAAGTGGAGGAGACAGTGAAATTTCTCATTTATCTTTGGTTCCAATTGTAAAAGTGGCTCCGATACTGGAACCTGTTTTTCAACGTGATTTAGAAAAGATAAGGATAGAATAGAAATGGGAGGCGCTGCTTCAAAATCTGGTACACCTGGTACACCTGGTACACCTGCTGCATCTGGTACATCTATGCTGCCGAATTTTAGTAAGATGAATCCATTTGGTGCTGCTGCTCCTGCTCCTGCTCCTGCTCCTGCTGCTGCTGCTCCTGCTCCTGCACCTGCTGCAAATGGTAGAAATCGTTCAGCAAATGGTAGAAATAGTTCAGCAAATGGCAGAAATAGTTTAGCACCTGCAGGACCCGCAATTACTGGTGTCAGCAGTCGTATGAATGGTGGAAAACGTAGGACACGGAAGCGTTCCTATCGCAGAAGGCGTTAAATATCGTACCAATCATCTGTCTTTTCTTCATAGGGTATCCATTCATCATTTTCGTGTACAATATATCCATATTGTTCTAAGAGTTCAAAGGTGGGACAAATATAATCTGGTAAAAAACAACTGATCACTTCTCTCCAATTTCGAACCTCTTGTTCCCATTCTTCCTCTTCTGGTTCAAAGAATGAATTTAGAATAGATTCAGAGAAAAGATCTTCAAGTATTAAATTCCAATACTCTTCGTACTCTTCTTTCCATCCCTGTGGACGTGAAGAAGAGTAATTTCGTGTTATTCCTTTTTTAAACTGAAGAAGGTAGGCTTTCCGTAAGGTGCAGGTTGCTCTGCAGAGAGAGAACCATAGAGATTTTTCAAATCCATCTAACTTTAGTTTTTTAATTTGTATATAACGAAGAAATTTACTATAAAGATGGTACACTGAATCAATGGCTCCTGATTCATGAAACCATTTTGTAATTTGTCTATAAAGATGATCCGTGGTTGGATTATTCATTGAATACTAGAAGAGATGTTTGAAAAGATCGGAGTTTTTAAAAAAAAAAAGATTCCGCAATTATTCTTTTTTAGGAGATGTTTTCTTCAAATATTCAGATGTTTTAATGGTCCTTGCTTTTTGAAGAAACTCTAACATGGGTTGGGTCTGATCTGGTTGTTTTTTACTTGCAAAATAAGAATGCAATTGTTTTTCGAGAAAACTCCAGGAGAGTTGTTCTGATTCTGATTTTACACTTCGTGTAAGAGTGGCTCCATGAACTTCCATCGATACATTTGGAAGATTCATTCCATCCAATAAGGTTAATGTCTTCTTCTCATATTCAGAACGTTTGGTTCGAGCATTCATCACTTGTTTGTTCAAGGTTTCGGCCAGGTTATCAAAATGAACCCAGTGGCGAACGGCTTCGGATAGATCCGCGGATGGTTTTGCCATTTCTAAAGGGTTTTGTTTCTGTTCCATTTTATACAACGTAAAAAAGCCAGTATCAAGTTGATACTGGCTTTTTTATATTTTTACAGATATTAGGCATAGGGGGAGGGAGGAAGATTAGGTGTACCATTTATGTATGAAACGGCTGTTGTAGGAGCTACTACACACGCTCGTTTAGTTAGATCATATACATATCCTGCAGGACAATAAGGTAATACCATCTTTTGCGTAGTAAATAATTTACTTATACTAAAAATTGCATTTCCATTTAACACACCACCGCCATTTGGAGTTTTAGCGACGGATGCAGCAGGAACTGAAGGTAATACATATTGAGATGGAATCGGAATACATGGAAAAGGTCCACTCGGAGATCTTGCTTTTGTTATATCTATAACAGAACCTGCATTGCATTTAGGTAATGTAAATTGTGGAAAAGCAAATGATGGTAGAAGACCAACATTAGGCATATATAAAAGAGAGTATCCATTACGATCAGCAGCAGCTGTTATTCCAGATGGATAAAACGTAGTTATATTTGCAGCAAGTGTAAGACGTGGTACAAACCCTTCCAGCGATTTGAAAAAATAGGTTCCTACAAGATAGACAAGTCCAAACAGGATAGCATGGGCGGCTGCTACTTTCAAAACCGATCCACCGGAGGGAACTTTCACCAAAATACCTGGTGTTAACGCGAAGAAGATTCCTGCCAACACGAGGAGTTTGACGGCTTCCATTCTATAGAAGCTTGTGATAAAAAATGAAAGAGTCTATACTATAAAATACATATATAACTAACACCATGTCAAAAGTTTTATCCAATATTATTATAGAAGCTAATCTTCTTCCTTTTGCCGATCAACAACTTTGGGAAGCAATTGGAAAGAAGAATGAAGAAGATGCATTGACAGCGATTCGAAATGGTGCTGATGTAAATAAAGTACATTACATTCTTTCCTTTGAATCCTCTGTCTTTGAAATGGCATGTTACAACCAACTTGAAAGGGTTGCCATGCAACTAATTGAATCAGGTCTTGATTTATCGTATAAAAGCGGTCGATCTGGACGTACTATCAAAGAGATCATTACAGCGTTTATAGAGAATGATGCTGTAAAGGCCCGTCTGATTGCAGCAATCGATGCTAAAATGTAAAAAAGTCTGTATCAATATGATACAGACTTTTTAAAATTTTTATACGGCAATTAAGAATAAAACATAGCTCTTAATTTTGTATGGTCACTATCTTTATAATTAAACTGGTATTCATTGTACCATTCTTTTTTATTAGTTGAATTAATTATTAAATTACATTTTCTATTTTTAGACATGCCCTTTGTTTGCAAAAATCCTCTCTCAAATAATACATTTGATGGAATTACAAAAAATATGTCTGTTTTATACAGATTTAACCAATAAAATTCATTGTCACAAAGTTCATAATTTATATATTTTCTAACTTTATCTATAAATCCATTACCTTTTTGTAATTTAAATGTATATTTATTTGGTCTATAAACATTATTTGTTTTTTCTTGAACTTTTTTATTATTTACAATAAAATCGTGAGGGAGTTGATTTCGTTCCGGTTCTTCAAATGTAAGAGATGGTATAGCCGCTTTACGTTTTAATGCATATTCGTATTCCATTAACGATTCTGGTGTTCCTGGTATATTTACCTCCTTTTCTGGATATTTTTTAGAAGATTCATAAAATTTAAGCAATTTAATGGATAGATCTTCCTTTTTAATTTCACTCTCTACATATTTATGCTTTTTACCAATTCCTATATTAATCCGTTTTACAGATGGAACCTTTTCAAACCCCCAAAATCGTTCCTCTTCGTTGCATACACACAATAAAGATTGAATTGTATACCCCCTATCTATATTAAATTTATACTGATTATAAACAGATTTTGTAGTAGCTTTTATTTGCAATGGTAACCATTCGTCTTTTAAACAGGTAATTGGTTTAATTAGTAAATCAGTTTTACAAGATTCCACACATCGAACTACTTTAAATGTATCTTTTACTAATTTTTCAACTAACAGAATCGATGTAAATTCTATATCTAAATCATCGTTTGCCATTACAGGTTTTTCTCTACATAATTTACACGTTTTATATGTATTTCTACCTATAAAAGAATGAAAATATACATTATCTTGAATATGTTTGCATGTGTATTCTATTTTAAATTTCTTGTATGGCATTTTTATTATAGTAGTTTCATACTCTTCTTTTGTTGTAAGAAGGTTACATTTATAATCTAGAAATGTTTTGACGTAATCATCATAGGATCTTGTTTTAGACATATTATATATATACTATTGATAGTAGAGTTTAAATAAAAAAGTCTGTATCAATATGATACAGACTTTTTAAAGTTTTTACAATCGCGGTCGCGGTCGGTTTTGATCCGACTACCCTTTTGTTAACAGCAAAAAGCTCTACCGAATGAGCTACGCAACCATAGTTGTTATTTAATTTTTTTAGCTTGACCATGCTTCGATCATGGGGCCTCTTGGTTATGAGCCAAGCGCTCTAACCACCTGAGCTATCAAGCTGTATTTTAAAGATTTTTATTTTTAAAACATTCTAACAAACATTTACGCGGTGGGCGTAGGGGTCTTGAGGTAGTGGACCTTGAGAGAGCGCTGGAGGTTGAGGATCGTCACCTTGTCGGCCTCCGTAACACCGAGGAGGGCGCGGAGGGCGCTGT